ACCCTTTGTTTTACGGGTTCTAGCAATAGACGTGTTGGATTTTACGAAAAGTTTAGCGATCAACAAATAGCATTTTGTGCCGGTGGAAGAAATAGAGTTATCATGGGTGATGACCGAGTTCAAATTGGCAATGCTAGTTATTTTGGGTGGTCTAGCAGTTCTGTCGGTGAGGCGCAAGACGGCTCAGATATTAACCTTAAAAGATATTCTGCTGGCATAGTTAGCGTTCATGGGTCTGCCACTTATGCCGAGAGAGCAAAACTAGGTCAAATAATTGCTAGTGGTGTAACTGCTAGTGGTGTGGAATTAGTAAACCATGTTCCCGCTTCTACTACCAATAGACTTTATAACGATGGTGGTACACTCAAGTTTAACGGTTCTGCTGTTGGCGGCGGTGGTGGTGGTAGTATGTCTCAATTCATTCTAGAGGATGGAGACGGAACAGAAGTCACCATTGACAACAACAAAGAGGTTAAGTTTGTTGAAGGCGCTGGTATAGATATTGATTGGACTGATGTTAGCGATGGTTCTGATGGTGATCCTTATGACTTAACCTTTACAGTAGATCATGACGCAGCTAATAATTTTGTAGCTAATGAACACATAGACCACACCTCTGTAACCCTAACTGCTGGCGATGGATTGACAGGCGGTGGAGACATTTCTGCAAATAGAACTTTTGCCGTAAGTGTTGATGACAGTACGATAGAAATAAATAGTGACTCACTACGGGTTAAGGGTGATGGAATTGGATCTGCTCAAATTGCTGACGATGCGATTGATAGCGAACACTATACTGACGGCTCTATCGACACAGCACACATAGGCGATGATCAAGTCACTTACGCCAAGATTCAGAACGTAAGCGCTACAGACAGAATTCTTGGTAGAGACAGTGCGGGTGCGGGGGTTATAGAAGAAATAACTCCTGCGAATCTTAGAACCATGATCAACGTCGAGGATGGAGCTACCGCAGATCAAACCAAGGCGGACATTAATGGTCTAGCAATTACTACGGTGGGTACTATCGACACTGGGGTTTGGCAAGGCACTGCTATAGCACATGCCTATATTGCTAACGATGCTATTGATGGAGATAATATAGCAGATGATTCTATCAATAGCGAACACTATGTAGACGCTTCTATCGACACAGCGCATATTGGTGACGACCAAGTTACCTACGCAAAGATACAGAATGTCAGTGCCACAGATAGGATTCTTGGTAGAGATAGTGCAGGAGCAGGAGTCATAGAAGAGATCACCCCTGCGAATCTTAGAACCATGATTAATGTTGAAGATGGTGCTACCGCAGATCAAACGAAGTCTGATATTAACGGACTAGCAATTACTACGGTTGGAACCATCGACACCGGAGTTTGGCAAGGCACTGCAATTGCCAGTGCTTATATTGCAGATAATGCAATTACTGGATCAAAGATAGCTCTTGGTTCTGATGCTGCGGGTGATATAATGTACTATAATGGTACTGATTATGTTAGACTGGGAATAGGTAGCGATGGTCAAGTCTTAACTGTTAACGATGCTGGTAATGCACCTCAGTGGGAGAACGCTTCTGGTGGAGGTGGCGTTTCGGGCGATACCTTTGCGACAGACTTAAAAATAGGTAGAGACTCTCAAAACCTAGTTGACTTTTCCACGACAGACAACAAGATTATACTTAGAGCAAATAATGTTAACCAAGTTAGCTTAATTGACAATGTGTTTGGTCCAGAAGCTGATAGCGATGTGGATCTCGGAACCACATCAAAAAGATGGAAAGATGCTTATATTGACAGTATAACAACTACCGACAAGATAACTGCTGGAGGTTCTATCAACCAAGCCCCAAACACTGCTACCGATGGTGGTATTGTGGATATTGATTGCAGTACTTCTAACTATCATGAAATACTTATGAACGCAGATGCCACAAGAATTAACTTTACAAACGTAACCGCTGGTCAGAGAGTTATAGTCAGATTCAAACAACATAGTTCACATATTGATTTGAACTCTAGTGAAGGATTTAACGATGTAGATGTTAACGGTGGTAATGCCACTATTAAGTGGGCTGGAGGTATTGTGCCTACCTTGACAGAATCAAACAATGCCGTTGATGTTTATGGGTTTATATTTGAAAGCACTGTAACAAATGTTATGGCGTTTATTATTGGTCAGGATATTAAATAATGGCTAGGAATTTAAGAAACCACATAGTTAGAATAAATAGTCTTTCTATTAACAATGACGGTTCTGTGTCTGGTTCTGGTCCTAGTTACACCGTTGAATACGACACGGGCGAAGATATAAGCAATGCGCAGGTTGGTAATTTTGTATACATAGAAAAAAGAGTTGCTGGCGCTGGCGCTAGTAGTACAGTTCAGTCTACATATGTTTATTTAATAACTGCTGTGAACACTGGTGGATTTGGTTCGCCCGGACAAATGACTTTGAAATACATTTACGACACAGCAGGGTTAGGAGATGATTCTCCTGCGGATTTACCAAGAGGAGATGGTAGTTCTGGTTCACCTAACAAAGCTAATCATAAAGTGGTAATGGTGCTAGGAGAAGCTTTTAACGTTTTTATATAGGATTAATAATGTCAGCTAAGGAATGTCAATGCCCTCAAGCGGGTTATTGCGAATATTTTAGACAGGAAATGACATATAGCCCACCAAACTGGCAGTGGTGTCAAGGTGCTAGTGAAGAAGAAAGAGCAAGTTATAAGATAGATTGCGATAAAAAGCACGATAGAAGAAAATTAGTTCTTGATGGCAAATATATTACCAATCAACAGTTGATAAAAGACTGTGTAGATTATCTTATACCAAAAATAGCTAACCTAAACATAAAAGGAATTGCGCCAGTCCCAAGGTCTGGATTTTTACCTGCAAGCTTCTGCTCTGTTATGCTTAACCTTCCTTTGTATTCTATGCAAAAAGACGGTTCTGTTGAACCTATGTCTGGAGTATGTAAGTTTGGAGGAAAGAGAATGGAGAACCATGAAGATTTAGATGGTAAGATTTTAGTTTTAGATGATACGGTATATGGAGGTAATTCATTAGCGCCTATAAAAAAACAACTAGGTAGAGATAATTTTCTATTCGGTTCTTTATATGTACATCCTTCTTCGTTAAAATTAGTTGATCTGTATGGTAAAGAGTTACCACCTCCACATTTATTAGAGTGGAATTTTTTTAATAGTTCTTACATTAGTCAGTGTTTACTTGATTTCGACGGAATACTATGTCCTAACGTTCCGTATCAAATTGCTAAAGATGAAGAAAAATATATTGATTATATAAAAAATGTAGAACCTTATCATCACAGGTTGCCAAAGGTACATACGTGTAAGGGTATAGTAACAGCAAGGCTTGAAAAATACAGAGACGAAACAGAAGAGTGGTTGGAAAAACACAAAGTAAAATATAGATTTCTTAGAATGTTTCCTAGCGAAAGACAGCAAGAGAGAGATGCTAATCATGCAGTAGAAGCTGCTAAGTTTAAATCAGATGTTTTGCGCGAAGTTGATGCTCATTTTTTTATGGAGAGCGAAAAACTTGAGGCGCAACTTATGAGATCTCAGAGCGAAAGGCTTATAATATGCCCAGAAGAGGGGTCGTTTAAATGAAGCCGCTAACGCCTGTTATACAATTTGATGATATTTTACCTCGTCAAAATTCAGACATTGCTGTTTGTGTAATTCCAGCTAATGATGTCGCCGCAAAGCAGCTTGATGTAACAAGACCAAGTATATTAAACTATGCTAACTCTTGTGGTGCTGACTACGTTGAGCTAGACGGAGATCTGTCTTCAGGCTGGCCTATGTCTAATAAGTATAGATTAAAACAAGTAATCGAAAAATACGAACACACCCTGTACTTAGATTGTGATATTTTAGTTAAAGAGGATTCACCAAATGTGTTTGATATATTCAATAAAGATAAAATATCTTTAGTAGATGAATTTCAAATATTAAAGAATTTTTACCACGATACTTTATTTAAATCTTTTTGCTATGAAAGGTTTTTAATTTTAGAAGATTATCCACACCTGTATAAAAACAATAGAAATATTCAGCCAAATAATGGAATGATGTTTTTCCCTAAAAAGTTTGCTGAGAAATACTCACAGCCAGAAAAACCCTACTATAAATTATGGTGCTTTGATCAGGATTACCTTATCCTGAATCTAAATGAAGATGACTTTGAATTAGTTAATTGGAGATATAACCTAGAGTTTATAGACTTTGAGTTCTGGTCTAAGATTAAAGACGCTTATTTTGTACACGTAAATGGTTGCAGGCCAATTCACTATAGGGTAGATCTTTTAGAAAGAATAGCTCAGGGTAATTACGAATATTTTCCACAGCCCGAAATAGACCACCAAGAAATGTTCAGGCCATTCTGGAGGGAGACATGCTAATAAACAACTCTAAAAATATTTTAGTTTGGCAACCCTTCAAGAACTACAGCACGTCTATTGCTAATTATTTAACGAGCTATAAGGTGTTTGGTGTTGATAAGTTTGTTTTTGTTCAGGGTCCAGTGCCATACCTACCAAACGATGTCGCCCAACCAGAACATGAGCCAGCTTTAGGGCATACAAACTGGTTCTCCAAAAGGGCTACAAATTACACTAAAGTTCTTCCAATTAGAAACCCCTATGACAGAGCGCTTAGTCAGTGGAAACACGCGCTTAAAAGCAACAGCGAACTTAGCTTTGACGATTGGCTGATGATTCATTCCAAGCAATTGATAAAGTTTCCAGTAACAAAGATGTACAAATATGATTATCTGTTAAAAGTAGAAGATGTAGAAAATGGATTGCGTGAACTAAATCTTTTTAAAGAAGAACACGCTTTTCCCCACAGTAATAAGTCTGACGATCTCGACTTTACTCTAACACAATACCACAAAGATATGGTATACTATTTACACTATAGTGATTTTCTGGAAGGTGGATACGAGAAATGAGATTGCTCGATAAGTCTTTATTTGCGCCAATATTTGAAGATTTAAAAGGTCTTAGAGTTGGGATTGTGGACGGATTTGGTAATGTTGGCGATGATTTGCTGTACTTGGCTACTAGGCGGTTTTGCCAAGAGTTTGGTGTTGACCACTTCACAGTAAATGCTTTAGCGGAAGATACTATACCCAAATGTGACAAGTTATTGCTTTTTGCTGGTGGAAATGTAGGCTACCCAAAATGCGCAGCTATAAGAAAAAAGGCTTTTGAGTCTGGAATACCCTGCTGGATGCTACCTCAATCCGTATTTAAGAAGGAAGATTTACCGTTTGAAAGATTATATTTCAGGGATTCTGTCAGTAGGGATATAATAGGCAGGGGAGATATAGTGCCAGATTTAGCGCTAGGATTTGATTTTCCAGAAGTTATTTGCGAAAAAAGTGGAGATGAAACATTTCTTAGAAAAACCGGAGAAACTGTATTTCAATATATACCACCGCCCGAAAGAAAAGACCCTGCTTTCTTTTGTCATACACCCCAGCAATACTGGGAATATGCAGCAACATTATCTTCCGTAAAAACCGATAGGCTTCATTTTGCTATTTGCTCTCTGGCGATGGGGGTAAAAACTACTCTACTTCCAGTGTACTATCACAAGAATAAAACTATGTATAATGAGTATTTAAATGATCTTGGCTGTTTTTGGTCAGATTCAGTGTATAATACTAATATTAACTCAAACTAACGAAAGGAAAAATTATGGCACAGTTTTCAGTAGAAATTGCAGACGCAGATGTAGGCAGAGTTTTAACGTCTCTAGCCGCAAACTATCGCAGACCAGACCAAGTAAATAACCCAGAATTTGATCCATTGCAACCAGTTTCTGAGGATAACCCAGAAATGATTGACAACCCTGAAACAATAGCTCAATTCGGAAACAGAATGGTAAGACAGTTTTTATCGGATAATGTCAAGGCATACGAGGTTAAGCTTGCGAAAGAGCAGGCGGCTAACTCTATAGATACAAGCGTCATAATTAACGATCCGGCAGTATAATGTTTATTGGCACATGTTATAGCGAGCTTCCGATTTGCACGTCTGAAGAAATGACAGCCACTTTCAATGGAGACGTTGTAGAATATGAAGTTTTCATTGATCAGGAATTATTAAAAAATATTTCATTAAAACAAAAATCTGCTCATGACGTGTATATTAATACAGAGAAGCAATATACGGTGACTGTAGAAAAGCAGTTAGAATATGACATTCATATAGAAAAGCAAGTAGATTTTACTCTGGAAAATTAAATGCCTAGCGAAATACATAAAGATGATGTTGGAACTAGATTTCAATTAACCGTAAAAGACGGGGCTGATCTTGTAAATATCTCTGGCGCTACGTCGTTAAGGGTGGACATAAGAAAACCTAGCGACACTGTAATAAATAGATCTGCCTTGAGGTTTGACGATGGGAGCGCCCTTTCCGGGGTTATGTATTACGATACGGTGGTTGGAGATATAGACGAGGTTGGTAACTATAAATTGCAAGGTGTTGTTACTTTACCAAGTGGAACGTATCATACAGACATTCACACTTTTAAAGCACACTGCAATCTATAGGGGTAATTATGTCTTGGCAAGGTCAAATGAGTACTGTGGTTAGGCATCTAATAAATGATACCGATCCCGCAAGCTACAAATTCACCGACAAAAGAATAGAAACGTCAATACTGGTTGCTGCTCAACTGGTTATAATTGAGACAGATTTTGCAAACACCTATGATATAAACGTAGAGGCTTGTTTATTGTCTCCAGACCCAACCGACACAGACACAAAAGATAACGATTTTCTAGCTTTGGTTTGCCTTAAAACCGCCTGCATCATACTGGGTGGTGATATCAGGAGTGAATCTGGTAATGCAATCTCTATCAAGGATGGCCCTTCCGCCATTGACTTGAGGGGAGTTACCCAAACCTTAGCTGTACTATACAAAGACATGTGCGAAAAGTATGAAAACATGTTGTTCGCGTATGAATCTGGTGAGTCTTCGATTAACGGACAAGCAATCCTTAGTCCTTACTCTCCCGGTTCTGATACAATCACACGACACGGCGTAGATCACAGATCCGGCGGATATTTTAATTACTAGGAGTATATTTAATGCCTACAATTCAAGATTCTGGAGCAATATTAACTAGCATCGCAGCGGATCTAGCTGACAACAATGCCGGTTTGATTAGTGCTGAAGACGTAAGACATAATATGGAAGACAGTGTTGCTTCTGTTGCAAAGATAATGTCACTTGCTGACACAGAAAATACGTACTACTTTCAAAATAATGTTAAAGTTTCTGGAGACGACTCTGGTGCTGCAAAAAGGTTTATCACAGAGGGTGGAATCCAATTTCCTAACACTCCTGTAAACTACCACCCTGATCTGGCAGACAATATTCAAGTAGAGCCTTATCCGGGATCTGGTAAGCTTGATCACGGCCTTTTAGAGCCAACTAGTTTACTTGACGATGATCACACCCAGTACCTCTTGACTAATGGATCAAGAAGCATGGCTGGAAATCTATGGTTATACCAAACCGGCACTTCCAGCCCGCATTGGATCGGCCCTTCTGGAAATGATGATGAAGGTCTTCAATTTACCTACGATCCTGATAATAATGTTGTTATCAATGCTAGTGGTAGGATTGTTTATCCAGACGGCTCTACACATCAAGATGTTAATGGATCTGGAACAGCAAAGGGCATCGCAAAAGCTTGGTGCAATTTTGATGCTAGCGGTACAGCGTCAGCACTTCCGGTAGTTAGATCTTCCTATAATATTCACAGCGTACAAAGGATTCAAAAAGGAGTAATTAAAATTACTTTTGTTAGTGGTATTTTTGGTGACAACAACTATGTAGCAGTTGGAAACAGTAACGCAAATACTGGAAGTGGAACTTTTGACACCTTTGATATTAATAGCGTTGGATTGATGCTGAGAGAGGGCGATGACGGAACTAGCGATGTTAATGCGCTTAGAAGTATTCATTATGTTATAAGAAGTGATGATAACGACAAGGTTGACGCTAAAATGAATGATTTCGTTGCGTATGGCTTAGGGCCAGATACTACAGCAGACCCATCCCCAACTGTAAGTTAAATAGATGAAAGACATTCTACTTTACGATAGAATAAAAGAAACAACCCACATCACAGGCACTTCTGATGTTATATTAGAAGGCGCTGTGGCTGGGTTTAGTGCTTTTTTAGACTACTTACCTTTAAGCGGTGATAGTTTTTATGCAATTACCGATGGATCTAAATATGAAGTTGGCTCTGGAACTTTGTATCAAGATGGGTCTTATATTAAAATTAGTAGAAATTCAATTCGCTCATCTGAGTCAGATAACTCAAAGGTCAGCTTTGTAGACAATGGATTAAAAGAGGTGTACGCTACTTACCCCGGAGCTTTTGGCGTTGTTTCTAATCCATTAGATACGCCACAAGTTTCTAGAGAAAGTGGAATTGCGTATTGGAGCGGCGCACAAACTCTAGACAGCGATAGTGAATTTGTATGGGATGAAACAAACGGTAGACTTGGAGTAAATATATCTAATCCAAGAGCAGCGGTAGATATTGCAGGAATTAATAGTACTTCAACTCTTAGGGTTTCTGGGATTACCCTTGGGGCTTCTGGTATTGATTTTGTAGAGGTTGGTGTTGGCTTTTCAACCGGAAGGCAAAGAGAGCCATTTATTAGAAACAGACTATCTGAAATGGCAAGTGGCATATTAGAGTTGTCTGGAATAGTAAAAGAAGAGATTCACTTTAAACACCAAACTGCCGGTACGTTTCTTGGCGTAGTTTCTGGTGAGTGTCCAGCAGACTGTGGCGACAAACATCCTATATTTAGAACATTAGAAATACAAGACATACCAAATCTTTCAGGTTTGTATGTAACTCAAGACCAACATGCAGACAAAGCGCTTGGCAACATAGCTTTTTATAAAGAAAACAGACATATTACATACTCAGACTCTTTGAGACTGGATACATCAACAAATCCAGATGAGTTTCATGTCAGTGGCACAATCAACTTTACAAACATGTTAATTTCAGACAGTGGAGTTGGAGGGCATAGCGATAATACAATTGTTAATAATAACGGTTTGTTAGTTGTTCCAACTTATGACACCGTTGCTGATATCAGTGGTGTTAACGGAATTTCTGAAACAAATGTTGGTGCAATAGCTTTTGCGAGCGGTGATAGTTATATTATGATAGCCAACGGTAACGGTTGGGTTAGTGGTCAATTAATTTAATTCGGAGTCAAATAAATGTCAAATTCGGTTCAAAAAGTTATTAATTCTAACGGTTTCAAGGAGTTTGGTGGCGTTTCGTACACCAATCTTAACGGAAACACGCAGTCTATGTCTGCGCAATTAACTAATTCTGCGTTACCTACAGATGGTGACTATGAATTTAGCACAGATCCTTCATTTATTCCTGTTAGTGGATATACGGGCCAAACCACTTTGGTTGAAGGTGTTGCCGGTAAGCAAATATCTGTTATGAGCTATACCATAATTTTAGATTCGGCATCTACATTCCAGATTTTTTCTTCTGGAATTGATACCGGGGCAAGAACTGCCATCAGTGGTCCTATGGCAATAGCTGCAAATGGTGGCATATCCGCTAACGACAACGATATTATGTACAGAACGGCATCTGGAGAAAGTCTAGTTGTGAACAGTTCTGCTGGAACCTTTGGTGGTCATATGGCTTACAAAATAGGTTAATTAAATGCCAATAACTATACCTCAGTCTGTATTCGATAAATATTACGACGTAGTTGACTCCACGTTTGATATATTTGGAGTTACATGTCAATTGGTATACATTGAGCAGATAGAGATTATCGACAATACTTATGATAATATACCTGATAATAGGTCTTTAAATCCACACAGACGACCTAATGGAAATTATAAAAGAAATAATAAGACTATCAAAGAAGTAGAAAAGACCGAAGACATAAAGATAAAAGTTTACTGGAACAGGAGGGATTGGGTAAAAGTTGGCGGTAATATAGTAACACCAGACAATGGAATCCAAACAATATTTTTTGCCACTGACCTTCCAAAGTTCCAAAAAGCAAAAGAATTGATTGTACACAAAGACATTAAAGAGAGCAAGGAGTCAAGGTTTCAGACTATAGGTGAACCCTTTCCGATGGGCATTGGTCTAACTAGGTACTACGGCTGTTTCTGGGAAAGAGTATGAATTTAAGATTAGTAGACCCGATTGCGAAAATAGAGAAAGACATAAAGTCCGCTCTTGTTCGTGATTTAAATACGTACTTAAATAAACGCAAAGGCGCTGCTGTAGACAAATTAAGAAAAGCTGCAAAATTGTTTATTTTAAATCAACCTGAAATGGCAAGTTTACAGGGAGGTGGCGTACCTTATAGTTTGAACTCATTGTTTGGAATACAAAGAGGTTCAGATGTATCTGCTGTAAATGCAATAGCGGATGCCGTGTCGAACTCTATACAAATAAGTTTTTCAAAAATAGACCAAAATTTTAAAGGCGGTTTGACATTTAAGATACAACCTGAAGATTTTCAAAATTTACTTGCTTTACCTCAAGGCCATGTTCTTACACAAAAGGGTTCAGATTTACATTGGCTTGATTGGCTTTTGACGAAAGGAGATTCTGTTGTAATTGCTGGATATCAGTACGATGCGCAGGGTAGTGGCAGATCTGGTGCTGGTAGAATGGTTACAGGTAATTCATTTAGAGTGCCACCTTCATTTTCTGGCACACAGGCTAATAATTTTGTAACTAGAGCATTTGAAGGCAAACAAAAAGAAATAGAAAGTATTATATCTGAGGTATTCAAATGACTACTAACCTAAAAGGATTTACAAGCGTATTTCAATATACGTTAAATAACGATATTTTAGATGGTCTAGTTGAATTTTTTGACTACGGATTGCTTGGTAAGGGTAATTATTTTAACGTAACACTTGGTGAGCAATCTCCTAATGGACAAGATTATAGCAGGCTAAGATCCGTTTCAGAACCAAGGTTTTCAGACGGCCAAGCTTGGGAAGGTTTTAGGTCTAATTGGATTTGGCAAACCGGAGTTCCTTATTCTCCATCCCCAATTACAACCAATAATGGTGGAAAACCCGGAATATCGGGCGTATACGTTGACGATACATTTCACGCCTACAATTCCGTAGGTACTTATGCGCACCATGTTGATTATTTTAATGGGCGAATAGTCTTTGACACCCCTATTCCAACTGGTTCTAAAGTTCAAGCAGAATACAGTTATAAATGGATTAATGTAACCTACGCTTCCAATTTGCCTTGGGTTAGACAAATCCAGCAAAATTCCAATCAGCCGGATGCTAATTTTATTGACGGCAAAGATTCTGACGTTCAAATACCGCCAGAGTCTAAAATTCAATTACCAACTATAGCTATAGAAGTAGTTCCCAGTAGGAGGTTTAAAGGATATCAACTGGGAGGCGGGCAATATGTTTACACGGATATTTTATTCCATTGTGTAGCAGAGGACGAAATAACCAGAAATGCTCTTGTTGACATTGTTTCATTGCAAAACGATAAAACTATATCATTATTCAATACAAATAAGATACATGAGGATGGCGTATACCCCCTAGATTACAGGGGTTCACCCGTCACAAATGCTAAAGAATACCCAGAAATAGTTTTTTCAGAGGATTATAATGGAGGAAATTTACGCTTATCCAATACTCAAGTTCAGGACATGATTGCTATAAATTCCAATATTTATGGAGGGATTGTTCGCATGACAACAGAAGGTATAAAAGCAAACATTTAACTTTTTAGTGTATAATTTAATATAATTTAATCCACCGACAGGAGAGATTTAATGGCGACTACAAATTTAGGTAACGATAGAGTATTTTACGCAACGCAGGCCGTTGCTATTGCACCGCGAGGTACTAATCCGCATCAGTACGCGGCATCACATATTGCGCATGGCGTTCAAAGTATTGGTATTACAACCAACTTTAACTTGGAACAAGTCTTTGAACTGGGTCAGCTTGAGATTTATGAGAACGTAGAAGGTATTCCAGACGTTGAAGTAACGATGGAAAAGGTTCTTGATGGCTATCCATTGTTGTATCACATGTCAACTAAAGGTGCTGGAACCGCAACAGACCCAGCCATCACCACGACTGCCCTCAGTAAGTTTTTACCTAGATCGAAGAAAAGATGCGATGTTAGACTCGGCATTTTTGAAGAGGAGCAGGCTAATAGCGTCGGCTTGTCCGCACCTTCTGGCGTAAACACTGGCGGTGCAGACGCACAGTCCACAGAAGTCTATCTTTCTGGAATGTTTATCAATGCGGTTAGTTATAGCGTTCCGGTTGACGGTCCAGCTACCGAAAGCGTAACTCTTGTTGGAAACAATAAACAGTGGTTGCACAGTTCCCTAGGTCTTGGGTCAGGGGTTAAGGAAGACGGTATATTGGGCTTTGATGACATGGCTCTAGCTCAACCCGGAAACGGTGGTTCTGGTAATCCCCTCGATCCGCTTGATGCGTTTGACGGTGAAGACGAGCCACTTGCTAGAACCTCTGGAAACGCTGCTGGAACTATTCTTCCTAGCGGTGGTGTTCAAAGACGCGAAGATGTTCTCCTTTTCTTGTCTACACTTCCTAAATCTATTCGTGGTGTTAACGGCACAGGTGTGGGAAATGGTAGCAGTGCTGGTGAAAATCCAACTGGTGTGCCTCTTGTTCACCTCCAAAGCTTCTCTGCCAGTACCGACTTTGGTCGTGAAGACGTTCTTGAGCTTGGTAGAAAATCTCCATACGCCAGAACTGCAAACTTCCCTATAGAAGTTACTTGCGATATCGAAGCAATCACTGCTGAAGGCGACTTTATTAATGCAATTGAACGGGGCGACGAGCAGTTCGATTTTACAAAGACTTCTGGTGAAAACACTCCAGACGAAAGAATTAAGTTGGTGCTTCGTGCTGGATATGTGTTTGACCTCGGTACAAAAAATAGACTCTCAAGTGTTTCTTACGGTGGAGGAGACGCTGGTGGAGGAAACGCATCTTGTACCTACAGCTACAGCAACTTTAACGTGTTTGAAGTTAGACATCATAGCGATTTGCTTGAAGGTGCAAACGATTATAAACCAGACATTGATATTTAAGCCTGTCTTTAGGATTTTAAAAGGACATTAACATGAATAACGAAAACTCCCGTGACGAGGTTCTGCATGGACTTATCTGAGCGGGAGTTTTTAGTTTTTAGGATACGATCTGGCATATATAAAGTGCCTTACAATAAATTTAATATAAAAGTATTGACACCCACAATAGAAGAAGAGCTTGAGTCTTGCGAGGTTTACGAGCGTTCATATTACGAGTCTATGAATGATGATATAATGACTCAAGAAGAATGCGCTGAGTGGATGTTAGAAAATGGACTATGGACATACGAAGAAGACTTAAAGATAAAGGAAATAAACAAGGAAATAGAAAATTTAAAGATAAATGTATATAAAAAGTTTAACAACGCAAAATTAAGAGAGTCGGCTAGAATTTATCTAAGGGCCGCAGAAGAAGGACTGAAACAAATTGAAAACAAAAAGAATGCTTACTATGGCAACACTTGCGAAGGAATTGCGCAGCTAGATAAAAGCATGTTTTTGCTTGAGATTTGCAGCTATGTCGGTGGCGAAAAGTTAGACCCAGATTCTGTAGAACTGAACGATCTATTAAATAAGTATTACTCTCTAATACTAAAAGAGGACGACTGTAGAGAAATTGCTAGGTCAGATCCTTGGCGTTCAATTTGGGGTTTAAGAGAAACTAAAACTTTCAATCTTTTTAGCAATACAAACAGAGAACTATCTGTAGATCAAAGAAATTTATTAATTTGGTCTAGAATGTATGATAATATACAAGAGTCAATGGAATGCCCCTCTGAAAAAGTTATTGAAGATGACGATGCGCTGGACGGTTGGTTCATTGAACAACGAAGAAAGAACGAAAGAGAAAAAGCGATTGGCGTTATTGAAGATTCTATGCAAAACGATAAAATTAGAAATTCACATGAAGTTCTAGTTTTTGCAGACAACAAAACAGATGCAGAAACGATTCATGACATGAATTCAACAAATGCCAAAATTATAAAGCAGCAAAGAAAACAGGTCATTAAAGAGCAGGGTTCGGCAGTTGACTTAGACTTTGCCGATCAAAAAATGAGATTAGGAAATATGGCTCATGAGAAATTTAAAAACAACTTTAGGAGATAGCTATGGAAAACTTTGACGACTTGATTAAAAATCAGGTCGAATATAAATCTATAAGAGAGCAAAAATACAGGTCGGATTCCAAGGAGAGGTTAGCCAAAATACTAAAAAAGAAAGTTCAAACAACTATGATTGGCGCTCTTAGTTCTATAGAAGAACATTTTGGTTTTCTTTGGGACTCTGAAGGAGAGATGTCGGAACAACAAAAATTGATGTATGATCTTTACCAAAAACTAAGGTCAGAAATACTTGACAAGGGTAATACTCAAGCTAGAAATGTGGATGCTGAGTTAAGTCAATATGATATTAAATGGCTAAGATATTCTGTTAATATTCCAGTTAAGGAACCTAAATCGGAGGAACAAGATGAAAAGACTAGATAGAGAAGTAACAAAAGAAGACGGAACCAAGGTAGAAATCTATGTTAGAAAACCTACCAATGGTGAACTAACTCGCGCAGAAAAGGTCAGGGTTAAGAGTTGGAGTAGATTTAAATCTGATCCAGATATTATGTCCAAGGTACAGTTAAAACGGTATCTAGAAGAGCGGAAAATCTGGGATAAAGACAAACAAAAAGAAAGTTTGGCGTTAGAAAAGTCGATTTCTCAATTGCAAGATAAACTAATTAGGCCCGGAAAAAGAAAGGTTAAGCTATCTGAGGCCAGAAGTATAGCCATTGAATTACGTAAAAAGAGGGTAGAATACAGAGATCTTATTTCTGAGAAAATAGAATTAGAGTCCAATACTACGGAATCCCTCGCAGATAATGCCCGATTTGACTTTCTTGTTACCTGCTGCACATTTTATAAAGATGGTGATGAAAAGGTGTATAATAGCGTAGGAGATTATGAGAATGATTCTACAGATACCGCATTTACCGCAGCAGCAGCTTTGGGTCAATTGCTGTATAACCTAACGGATTCCTTTGAGGCAACTTTGCCAGAGAATGATTTTTTGATTAAGCAAAAGTTAGCTGACAAAGAGAACCTTGCTTTGATTGATTTTGACGGTAATTATGTAGATGAAGACTTTAATGTTATTCTTAAAAAAGAAGAACTTGATGCTGAAGCGCCAAAGGTTCAATATGAAAACGATTTGAGACCAGCAGCAAAGAAAGCTCCAGCTAAAAAAGCTCCAGCGAAAAAGACTACTAGAACCAAAAGCACAACGGATAGTTAGATTGGATAGTGTGGTCATTATTAACTAAGGTATATCATGGCTTCACGATTCGTTTTAACCGCGCAAGTACAATTACAAGCGCCTACCAATACTCGCCAAGTTGTAAATCAAATACAACAGCAGTTAAAGGGCGTTAATGTAAACCTTAATCTACAGGGGGGTCAACAAGCTTCTCGTCAGATTAATAACTTAAACAAAGCTACTAAACAAGCTACCACTCAAGCCAACAAAATGGGCAAGGCTTTTGGTGCGTCTATACGTAGGTTTGGTGCGTTTACTATTGCTACTAGGGCAGTTAGTCTTTTTACAAATTCCTTAGCGAACGCCACAAAAGAAGCTATTGATTTTGAAAGAGAGATTGTTAAGATTTCTCAGGTTACTGGTAAGTCAGTAGCTCAACTAAAAGGTCTTCAAAGCACAATAACTAATCTTGCAACTAGTTTTGGTGTTTCTAGTAAATCTATTTTGTCTGTAGGTAGAGTTCTGGCTCAAGCAGGTATTCAGGCTAGAGACTTGGACGTTGCTTTGACCACATTAGCAAAAACTGAACTTGCTCCCACGTTTGATGATATCACAAAAACTGCCGAAGGCGCTGTTGCTATCCTTGCTCAATTTGGACAGGGTGTCGGAGCATTAGAGAGACAGCTTGGTGCTATTAATGCTGTTGCTGGTCAGTTTGCTGTTGAGTCTGGTGACTTGATTAGTGTTATTCGTCGTACTGGTGGTGTGTTTAAAGCCGCTGGTGGTGATTTGAATGAACTGATAGCACTCTTCACAAGTGTTCGTGCTACTACCCGTGAAAGTGCAGAAAGTATTGCAACTGGTTTGCGTACTATCTTTACACGTATTCAAAGACCAAAGACCATAGAGTTTCTCAAACAGTTTGGGGTTCAGCTTACAGATCTTAATGGTAAGTTTGTTGGACCCTTTGAGGCTGTTCGTCAATTAAGTCAAGCTCTTGCCGGATTAGAACAGGGTGATATTAGATTTGTTAGAATTGCTGAAGAACTTGGTGGTTTCCGTCAGATCGGTAAAGTTATTCCTCTTTTGCAGCAATTTGAGACCGCTGAAAGGGCAAGACAAGCAGCGCTGGAGGGTGGCGATTCGTTAACTAAAGATACTGCCACAGCGCAACAGGCTCTTGCTGTTCAAATCGCAAAAGTTAAAGAAGAGTTCCTTGCTCTTATTAGAAGTATCAGTCAGACTGGCAGCTTCCAGCTATTTGTTAAGACTTCTCTTGAGCTTGCAAGTGCGCTTATAAGTGTTGCTGATGCATTGAAACCGCTCATTCCTTTGCTTGCAACTTTTGGTGCAATCAAGTTTGCAAAAGGTGCTGCTGGCTTTGCTAGAGGTATTGGCGCTGGAATTAGGGGTGGCGGAAGTCCAACTGGGTTTGCTAGGGGCGGTATAGTTCCCGGAACTGGCAATCGTGATAGCGTTCCAGCTATGCTTACCCCCGGAGAGTTTGTAATAAAGAAGAGCAGCGTAAAGAGCTTGGGTGCTGGAACTCTTGCTCAGATGAATGAAAATAAGTTCGCTAACGGAGGATCGGCTAGAAGAAGATTTGGGTCTTCAACAAAAAATTCAGGCAAGGCATTTTTTGGTGTAAAAACAGGTCAAGTTGGAGCTTTCTTCATGAATCCGGCTGGCACTAACGATCCAAAAACTTACTCTGCCAATAAAGATTTAGAATTTGCCTTAACTAACCCAGCTATCAAAAAGGCTACCGGCAATGATCCCTCAATAAATGTAAGAGGTGTATTAAAGCAAGGTCAGTACTCTACATTTTTCCCTTCTTTAAACGATGTTAAAAAAGGTTTAGGTCCAGATTTTATTAACCCTGCTGTCGGAAGTGGTATAAGCTCTTTAACAAAATCTGTAACACAAAAAATTAAATCTGCAAATATACTGGACTTTAAGCCTGCTATAGATTCTAATGAAAAATTGCTTGACGGTCTTGATAAACAAGTCTCTAGCGACAAGGGGTTGGTCTCTACGATTGCTGGCTATGTATTTGAAGGTGTTATAACAGCACTCACTGGAGCTAAGACGGCTGGAGGAAATGCAAATTTTGATTTTCCAGCCGCTTCCTTAACGGGAAATAGAAATAAATTATCTAGTTTATTTGGCAGTGCATCTGGAATTAAAAATTTAGCTAAGGCTGACGCTAAAGCAACCGCTGGTGCTGATAAATTCAATGTCTCAAAATCTGGAAATATACCAAAAAAGGTTGTCAATGATATTAATGCAGGGATATTGTCTGGTGTTCAGATATTAAAAGGTCCAAGTTCTGATGTAAATAATCCACTAAAGAATCGCGTAAAGAAAGCTAGCGGCGGTGGTATTTCTGGTTCCGATACCGTCCCTGCACTTCTAACTCCCGGCGAGTTTGTAATCAACAAAAAGGCGGCAAGCAAGATAGGCACTGCTAACCTTAACCGCATGAACAGTAAGGGTATTCAAGGATTTGCTAAAGGTGGCTTGGTAGGTAATGTTGGCGATGTTAACCCCAGAGGCTTTATGCACTCTAGTGAACTTATACAAAAAGCTCAACTAGATGCAACTAAAGAACAAATTAAAGCATTGGGTAATAATACTAAAGCTCAAAAACAAGGTGGCGGCAAAGGAAGAGGTGGGGGGATTAAATCCAAAATCGCAGGCGCTTTCGCAGGTAGAGGTTCAGATATTGGTCAAGGTTTATTATTTGCTGGTAGTAGTATAGCAGCTTTTATACCAAGAGTTGAAGGCGCTACAGAGGGAATGGGTGCGCTTCAAAATTCTGTAGCAGATAGTGTCATGTCGCTTTCTGTTCTTGTTGGAATGGGGTCGCAATTTGGCCCTATAGGTACAGCAATTGGCGCTTTCGCTGGTATAACTATGGCTGCCACCAGCGCTATTGATGCTTACAGAGGTGTACACGAAAAAGCTAAAAAAACAATAGAAGAAGGTAATGTTGCGGAAGCTGGTAGCGCCGCTGTTTCTAGCCAAGCTGCAAATGATGCTAACAAGGCAGCGATTGGTCTTGCGGTTTCTGGTGTTGCTGCCGGTGCTGCAATTGGTAGTATTGTTCCCGGAGTTGGTACTGCTGTTGGAGCTTTGGTTGGTGGTATTGGTGGTGCTGCGGCTGGCGTTGCTGCGAAGTTTGGTTTGACAGAGGGTGCGCTGGCGACATTTAGAGACAATATTCTTACACTCTTTGGTGCAGATTCAACAACTGTAATTAAAAGTAGGGCAGAAATTGAAGCGTCAGCGGCAAGGCGAACAAAAGAGCTAGGAGCAGCAAGTAAAGCCGCTTCTGAGGCATTGAAAGAAGTTGGAGACGGATCGAAAACAATACAAGAGGCTTTTCAGTCAGGAGCATTTACTGGAGGCTTGAAAGCTGTAGCCAAAGACAATGCCACTGTATTAGCAGCTTCTAACAGAATAAGAGGTGATGAAACCGCTGCGGCAGGAAGAGGAGGCTTGCTTGCAACGGGTCTTGGGACGCTCGCGCTGAACGCGACTACTTTTGGAGTAGGCGGTAATGCCGCACTCACCGCAAAAGCGGCTGGTGCTGACCTTGGCGAATTTGATCCTGAAACACTTGGCGATAATATTGGCGCTTACATTGGACTCTGGGAAGACGCTGGCACAAGAACGAAGAACGCATTAAACAAAGCTGCGCTAGCAGAGAAGAAGCAAAGAGACGAACTTAATAAAGAGTTAGCCAAGCAATTAAGATCACCTGAATTTAAACAGGGTTTTGATCAGCTTGTAAAACAAACGACGGGTACTGCTGCTGCATTAGGGCGTACAGCACCTACTTTGGACGCTATAGTAAGTCAAATGGGCGACGACGCAGGTTTAGTTAGACAGGCTTTAGCAATAGATCCAGCCTTAAAAGAGCAATTTGAGAATCAGGTAAAAGCAATGGGAGAAGCAGCACAAGAAAATGCTGCTTTCTTGAGGTCATTAAACTTTGGATTGAAAGATGTAACCTCTGGTATAACTGCATTTAATACCAATTTAGATAATATAACTGAATCATCTAAAACTGGTTACAATTCATTAACTATAGCTACAAATACATTAGCTGCTGTTGTCGGTGGCGCTGGTGCTGCTATTAGCAAAGCAGATTTAGATTCTTCGTTAAACACTCTTTCTAGTAGCTTTTCTGCTTTTGGCGCAACAGCCGCTCAGATTGACACATTAACTGGAACTATAAATGGTTTCCAAGAAGCTCAAGTTAACGCAAACGCAGCACTTGATAGCTTGAGAAGTAACTTAACTGCTGTTGATATTAGTTCTGGTGCAAATTTAGGTAAAGTTACGGACGACTTTAAGGCCGCCTTGATTTCAACAATTCCAGATGACAGCCCTATTAAAGACAGACTATCAAATGCGTTTAATAGTATTGGGCAACTAACACAAGAAGAAATAGAACAGTTTTATAACACTGGTGACGCTAGTCCAATATTACAAAAAGCATTTGGTCCACTTGGAGAGCAAATTGAAAAGCAGATCCTAGGACCGATGAATGAAATGCAATCTGTAAACGCTAAATTAATTAAAGCCACTGAAGAGAGAAGAAAAGCAGAATTAAAATTAGTAGCCGCACAAAAGAAAGCTATTGATAATCAAATTGAGGCCGCTAAGAATTTAGAGTTCTTTGGTGGTGACAAATTTACACCAGAAAAAGAGTTTGCTGCAAGAAGACAACAAGCTAACTTGTCACTACGAGATGCTGGAGTTGCTGGATTGACAACCGGCAGCGCAAGCGATATTCGCAGGGCTAGCGAAGATGTATTGAATAGATTTTCCAGACAACAAGGCGCACAAAACGCAGCAATTTTAGCTAGCGGTGGCAAAAAGGGTGCTTTCGGTGATAGATTTGGTGTAGAAACAGACAGAAGACCCGAACTTAAAGCTGCAAACCAAGCCCTCTTAACAATTACCAAACAAAGTATAGCACAAAGAAAAGAAGAATTAGAATTAATAAAGAAAAAGAATCAAGCAGAGAAAAGCGCTTTAGATTCGCTTCTTGGTGGGGATGTAGAATCGTTCTTTGATCAAGCTATTGGTGCTGCTGCTGGATCTGCACTTAGAACTGGCGATGCTGCTGCGGCTAGCTTGTTCGGTGCTGGTGCGCTTGGTAAAGGTCTACAGGGGTTACAGGGGACTGGTTTAAGTGACGCTGAAAATAAACGTGCTGCTCAACTGGCATTTGGTTCATTTGGGCTTGGAGATAGAGCGGCAGAAGTATTTACAGGAACAACAACTGAAGAAGAAAGAATAAAAGCAGAGGGTCGTGAACTTTCACAATTGCAGAGTCAACTTGGTGATCAAGCGGCTAACATGGAAAGCATGGATGTTACAGCCAAGCAGGTTATCATAAATACTCAAGATGCTAAGTTTAGAGAAATTCAAAGTAGGGTAAATCAAAATCAAGCCGCATTAGGTTTGAGTCGAGGTGGACCTGTTTATGCCAGCAGAGGAATGTTTATTCCAAGAGGAACTGATACTGTTCCTGCCATGTTGACACCCGGAGAGTTTGTTGTAAATCGCGCTGCTGTACAAAGAGGTAATAACCTACAAATACTTAGGTCTATGAACTCTAACTCAGCACCGGCACAGGCTCTTTCATCTGGTGGATCTGTTAGATACAGAGCAAATGGTTCAACTGGCCCAGAGGGTCCGGGCGGCATAGACTTCTCTAAATTTGAAGAGATGGTCAATAAATTCCAAGAGGTTACAGATAAGCTTGGTAATGTAAACATTAAACACATGTTTGAAAAACTTGGTACACTTGATATTAACCATATGTTCAATGGTAATATGCAACAGGCGTTTAAAGACGAAATCTTGGCAGAAGCTGGAGACATGATGTCTAGATCGAAGTTTAACAGTGATGGTAGTATAACAACGTCAGACCGCAGTGTACTAGGATAAAATCACGAATGTCACACCTTCATGAATTAGATTGCCACTGTCAATTTAGCGCCTCTGTGGATGCGGCAGCTAACGGGGGCATTGACGCTCTGATGTCTTTGGACCCAATCAACGTTTCTACTACAATGGAGGCGTCTTCTTCTCTAAATTCGCCATGCAGAGAGATAGAAACAATAACTTCTAGTGCTGTAGTTATTGTTAAAGAGCAGGTTATGGCGATTCCGGGCGATCCTTCTAGATACTCTGTGTCTATTGTTAATTCATCAGTTCATTTGCAAGTCGGGGACAAAATATCTATTCCCACGGCGGGAGCGGCTGTTTCTGTACTTGAGGTGTTTTCAACGACTTCATCTTTTTTCGATGTACTTATAGAACTTAAAAGCGGAACGCAGCTTGTTGTTGACAGCATTTATGGCGCTGAGTTAACAACCTTTAGATGTCATGACATTCTACCTTATATAAACAGAGACAGACACGTTGACATGGCGTTAGAGGTAACGTCAGACATAGTGATTCACGACGTTTTCATAAGAGCAGTATTTGAAGCGTCTAGCGCAATTGAAGATGGTCTAACAGCGGATTACAGCGTTAATCAAGACTTAAATGCTATTGGTGAAATAGAGTCAGATTTCTTAGATAAATTTCACGGTGACTTCCCAGAATATTTTGATTTAGCGAATTACTCAAACAGTCAAAAGCTATACGCTAGCGGTGACATCATACCAGACAACGTTCACGATTTTATGATCTTCCCCGGCGACTTTGTTGGCAGGAACGGTGCGGTTGGTATAGATATTTCTTCAGAGTGCGCTTCCTTAAATGGTGGTCTTTTACTTGCTGATTATATAGACGAAGGCGTTTTCATAGGCAAGTACACCACTCACAATGAGTACTCTGAATTAATTGCTGATGATATTTGTAACTATATAACACCATACACCAATCATACAGAAGGTGAATACCAAGCTAAATTTTATCTAGATGAGCTTTCTTTAAAACCTTTAGATAGTAGAATATTATTTAGGGTTTCTGCACCTATTAATAATATTGAATCTGAAGTTGCTCCTAGATACACCATTAAAGATATTAAGTTTGAAGATCCTAGCGGCACTCTAATTATTCAGTATGAAGATCTTGTTTTTCGTGGCGATGCTAGCGACAGCAGGCATCCCGGAATGTATAAAAACTTTACCACATATTCGTTAAAGCCAAGCAACAATGTTGTGGCAAGTAAATATCAATGGCAGGATGGATATCCAGACCTACAAAAAAAGAATGGGTACACTCTGTCATTTAACGTCTTGGTGGAAGCAATAGACGACGCTTTTGATGATGGGTTTACAGACGGCTTTATAGACATAGACATAGATGGAGATCTACTTCCAATAAAGCCTACTAACAACCTTAGAATATCTACTATAGAAATTTGGAACAGTGGTTTTCCGGGTATTGGTCCTAGTCCAGAGAACTACATGCCTCTAATCATGATGAACCCAGAAAAGGGTAAAAGATTAGAAAGAAAAATAATACCAAAATATATTCCAGAAAAAGGTTGGGATACCACTATATTCCCTGAGTCTGGCAATCTTCTATGGACAGATCGTCATAGACAATATTCCAATATAGACGACTGTGACAATGCGAAGTTAATATCTTATATTACAGATAATAGCAATGAGACTTACATAACAACTCATGATGTTATCAATGACTCTGGTAAGTTAATTTTGAAGTTTGGAACCGGGGTTAGTGAAGTTAGCGAAGTAACGCCGGGAGCATTCAATGTAGCCTTTGACCAATCTATAGCTAATATATGGACTTCGCCTACATTCTCTGACGGTAGATTCCATCCGTCTGGAGCGTTTAACACAGAGAATACGGTATCGTTAAATCAAGTAGACAATATTTATCATGATATAGACTCTATTAGTCTATCTGTTACCGCTAGAAAATCTGCGGGAACTAGAGATTTCTTCTTAGATGTAGTTGGCTACAGTGACGATTGCATTCTCAATGTCACAAGTCCAACCGGCGGTTTCTTACAGCATCCATCTGGCACTGACTTTTTCACGCCACCAACAGCCTCTGGCTTTGCAAAAATAGACGACCTTGGTATAGATGGTGAAGCGATTTCTGACAAGTCGTCGTACTTTGAAAATACTGCAAGTGGAGATCACTATGAGTTGACAATGTATCCGCTTGTTGACAGTGAAGAGTTTAGAACTTATGAACTACCATTAAAAATATTCCAAGATGAAGTTGAACTTGGCCTACCAAGAGATTACAATTGGAGTACCTTCTTTGAAAATCTATACTTAGATATTTTCCCACTACCAAGTGGCGCTTCTATATCTGATATTCATCTTATAGTTAGATATAAACCTCAAAACGCATTTGCTTTGGCTACTCAGGGTGGAGACATTGGTCGCGCTCAGGACGGAAGAAGTGAAGGCGCCTTCTTCCCGTCTGGTATGGCATCTGGTGACGCATACCTAAATACTGGTTCTGGATTCCAGCCTATGTCTAGACTGGAAGACATACCTCATCAGTTTACTTCGCCTAATACAATCAAAACAAACTATGCCAGAAGATGGCGCGGTATGCAAGGTCTTACGTTTGGACCATTTGATGTAGACCAGTTTGGGTTTGGATTTGAGAACCCACAGCTAGACACGCCATTCATTGACTGTCTTATTGACTTTAGCAGAAGAAGTGGAACCACTTTCTACTCTAGGGCAACACCTATATCCAGTGGAAGAAATGTACAATTTACATCATCACCTATAGACTTGCATCAAAACATTGGTTCTAGGTTAACAAGCGGAACTTTGTTTGGTGACATTTTACCGGGATACAGCGGTGAATATAAAACGGCAGACTGGACATCCTTAGCTAGTGGTAGTGTTAATTTCCAAAACCATGAGCTTTACGGTCAAATATTTGATGGTTACGATAATATACTTAGGATAGCTAGTGGTGATAACTTACATTTTCCAAATGTGAATGCTGAAAGTGGAATATCTATTTATAGTAGATTTATTCCAGATGCTAACGCAAGTGGGGCAACTTATAATTCCTATGATTTTGGGGTGCTGTTCTACACTAAAGAAACCCCTAGCAATACTGGCTTACTTGTAGGTTACTCCGGTGGAAAATTGTTTGCTGCCGCTGACGGCGGAAATGAATTAATTTCTGACACATTACCTTATAGTGGTTATCAATTCCCTTTAACTGTGCTTGTTACGTACAATGAAAATTTAGATCAAAAAATAAGACTGTACACAGACAACGAACTACATAAAGGTGAATTTACAAATCTAAGAGCAACGAGTAGCGCTGTTAGTTTGTCACACAACCACCATCAACTTTCTTTTGGTGACTCTGATGGTATAAACATACCGCACCTGCTTGCTGAAATTGGATTTACACACCCGTTTGATGGAAGTGGATCTAATATTGTTCAATCAAATCCAGATAGAAATCTTAAACAGATAACAGCATCAGAATTTTTCGATAACCAAAGAATGAAGTTCTTTGATCCAGAAGAGTCTCATATAAACGACACGTTTAAACTATGGGAATATATAAATGAAGATAGCTACCACGACTGGACTATTGGTGCATTTAGAAATCCTGTGTTTAGTCCAGCATTTAATGGATTAACCAAAAGAACTAACAGAGATTTAATATCGTTCCATCTTGAAAACGACGGCGTGGCGTATGGCGATAGAACAGACTTGACGTTCCCAGAAAATATTGACAGTGGAGTTTCTTATCATACTCAAGTTGAAAATGATTTTGTTAGATTCCATTTAAGCGACTCTCCAGAAAACTTTTACGCAATCCATCCAAGGGTCAGAAAAGATTTACCACAAGGCTATAAGTTTACAGACAATGCTCTTGTTGTTGAAACTATTTTGACAAATGACACCAGTGGAAATATTCAATGGGACAGATGCACAAGCGGCCCAAAGCTTATTGTAAGTCTTTACACCAAAAACCAAGAGCCATATTGGAGTCCAGAAAATTATGGCTTGATAAATAGAAGTATACACTATATTGAACATTGCCCTAGCTCAATTATAAAAATAGAAAGCTCATTTAATCACGAAGATTTGTGCGACGAGTCTGAACAGTGGGCATTTTTCCCAGATGAACAAAAAGCAAAAGACTTTGGCGAAAGGTTGTTCTCTAAAGATGTTGACGATATGTTCTTGCAATATGATATTGTTTATCCATCTTCTGACGGGTATATATCAAATATACAAATACATACCGCACATGTTAGAGCAGAAAATCTCCTTGTTAAACCAAGCCTTTCAAGTGGTTCTCTTGATTTATTTACAAGTGGTGCTTTTGTAGACAGTGGGAATATTGATTTATATACCTTTGGCGCTTATCAGGCAGATCCACGCGCGCGAACATTGTACACAAGCGGTCAGCAGTTAATACCACAGAGCGGTGAGTTAGACCTGTTTGTTTCCGGTTTACTCAGGGAAGAAGAAAGATTAGATCTATTTACTATTAGTTATGAGAGTGGCATACCTGACCCTAGTGGATTTAATTTGTATACTTCTGGTCGGCCAACTGTGCAAGACAGTGGTCTTCTTGACTTTTTTGTACACGGCAGGCAAATAATTACAACTGAGTTAACTGGTGGCGGCAGCATGGCCGGTGGCGGTGGAAACTTATTCGGCTTAGGAATGAGAATTGGTGCTAATGAACCAGACGGAACTAATTCAAACGCTTCTTTGACTCTAAATGTATTAAAACCACTTAGTCAAGAGTTCGTTATTGGTTCTATGGATTATAATGGAATGATCTATGGCGCTGGTAGCTTTTGGAACTTCCTTAGAGCAAACCCATTCAACTTGATGTTATTTAACGATCATCTTGCTGGAGACGATCCAAAGGCATCTGCAAATAGTAGTTCGTTAAATTTATTTAGCGTTGGCGAGCAAAAACTAGAAAGTAACTTTAGAGTTCTTCACGCTCCACTGTTTGTGTCGGGAAGTGGTACGTTAATTTCAACTAACAACATGCCACTGTTTTTGGAATCTAACATTGTAGAGCCGGGATCAATTTCTGGATCTGTACCATTGGTAATCTACAATGTTCATGGTGGCGTTTCGTCAGCCGGTGGAGGATTTAACTGGGATAGTTATGACTATGGGGTTGGTATTGATGATAGAGATAATATTTATTCCAGACTTAGCTTGGACAATGAAATAAGAGGTGTAGATACCGTGGGATATGGAGCATGTGACAATGAGTGATAGAAAAGCAACTGACGCACCTTTAATAACAGATGATGTTACTTGGAGACCAGAAGTCTGTGTTGACGGTGGTATATTTAGGGCTTTTGCCACATACACTAATCCAAGTGTTCAAAAGGCATTTAATGAATTGCCCGGAAGTTATTCTGGCAATTACTATGAAATAAGAAAATACAATAAGCTTGTGCCAAACGAGTCTTATTTTGTAACAATGGCTATTGAGACGGGCAGCACAGATGGTATCGCACAACCTAGAGATTGGGAAGAGTGGGAGTATGGTATATGTGGACCGGGAACAATTGGAGATCAAAATCAACAAACACTTAATTACTCTGGAATTAAACTTGTAAGCGATTATGATCCAGATGGCGTTCTTGATGTAACTTGTAGAAATGCAGGTGCGCACTATGGAAAATCTGTATCTGTTTGTGAAAATCTAATGGCCGTAGGCGCTCCGAGTCTTACTATTTATGATGAGTATGGAAGCAGTATGCCAAGCGGTGGTGCTGTATTTTTGTACAGAAGAAACACGGATGTTGCAGGCAGAAAAGCAGATTGGGATTTAGAACAAAAGCTTGTTCTACCAAGTGGATTTATTAGAGATTATGTTGCTTCTACGCCCGGAACCGCAATTAAGTTCCCACAAAATAGTGCTAATCCTGAATTCTCTATACCTTTCCAGCAATGGGATATTGGTCAAGAGGGTCGCGAGTTTGGACACAGTGTCGCATTAAGTTCTAGTGGTAATAAAGAAACCGTTGTTGTTGGCGCTCCACATGCAGCTTGGACTAGACAGTTTGCTGATTTGAATATTTCTGGTATTCCAATTTGTATGGCTGTTTTTACAGATAAGTTTCAAAATTTAGACAATCTTATAAACAGAGTTGCTAACGAAGCTAAGGTGTTTGATGTTCTCTACACTTACTTTGCAGAAAAATGGGAAAGGCCAGATTTTGATTTTAATCCCAAGCTAGATATTAAATTATTGATATATAACTTTGTTACACCAGAAGTAAAAAACAGCACTCCTCCTCGTATTGATAAAGACTTTTTAAAGTTTACCTACATAGATAAACTTAGTAATTCGGAAATAGATCCAAGTGTTACTGTAGACTCAATCACTGATGATATTACATCTCTTTTCTTAGACACCTTTCAGATTTCCGACAATCCCCACAGTGGTTTGCCACCCATCCTTGGTATATTTGCAGATGAAAGCCCGTCTAGCATGGGCGGTGACGACATAAATCAACCTGTCGCAAACTTCATTGAATTTTATAAATCTTACGTTTATCAAAGTGGTGTTATTGATCCAGAAACTTCATACCCCAATAGCGGTTATGTAAATAGAATAAATGGGGTTGCGGAAAAATGGGCCGATGCTTCTGTACAGCTACTACAAGAAACGCTTGATACTGGAAATTTAATAAATAAGGATGCGCTTAGGTACATAGCTAGCGGGTTTAGTGTTAACGCCAATCCTGCACTTGGAACATTTCAGATACCACCTTTTTCTGGCGGCAAAGTTTACATTTTCGACAAAGAGGGCGATGATATAAACTTGGTTCAAGAAATTAAAACTTTTAATAGAAGAGCTTCTACAATGGCTCTTGGTGATGACGAAAATAATGATGATTTCTTAAATTTTGAAATGGGAAAAGATTATCACGACAGGTTTGGTCACGCTGTTGATATAAGTAAAGATGGTAAGGTTATTGCTGTTGGATCGCCTTTTACCCCAAGACCTTGTGAAGTTTTTGAAAGAGTTGAAACTGAAAACGACAGAATGTATTCTAAAATTAGAGACTGGTTTGTTCATGCTAGCGGTCGTCATGACTATAACGGATTAGACAATACTAGATTAGATTTTTCTGCAAATATAGATAGGTATGATGAATTACTTGCCGACTCCGGGGAAAGTATTGCCCAGTCACAATCTTATTTAGAACTAAACGCCTCTGATAAATTCTTTTACAGAACAGACACTAGTTTTTGGGGTGCTACTAATACTATTGAGCTTTATAAAAAGATATATGATTACAAGTATACAGACATTCCTTACACCGGAACTTGGGGTTTTATACCCTCTCAATTTGCTCCTCCTTCAAGGCTTGGCTATAGCTGTGCCGTTAGCGACACTGGTAATATAGTTGCATTTGGTGCGCCAACAGATTCGTTTAATGAATTTGATGACCTTAACGTTTGGTATGGTGGAACTACTACGTTAGAATCTGGAAATAATCGTTGGCCCTCCATGACAAATGCTGGTGCAGTTAGACTTTTTGAATCAAGGAAATACCACCCTCATAGCGGTGTTGTTGAATTTACTAGATTTGGAAACCTTGACAGAGCGCTTAATCAAAACGATCCAAATATTTCATACGAAAGAATGGGTACTTACTTTGGTCAGAATGTAGCTGAAGAGGGGACTAAGCCTAGATCGTTTAGGAAAATGGAATTCTCTGAAAAAAAGATACCTGAAGACGTTGGTCTTGCCTTTATCATCACTCCAGAAAGAGACGTTATTTCTCAAGAAGGTGGAGAAGAAATACTTACTAATATCAAAGAGTGGCTGGCCCTTGGCGATAGAACTTTAGTTCTTGTTGCTAATGATCCTAAATTTGAAGATGGCGGCGCATATGCAAAGTCCACAGATATTGTTAATACAATACTTGAAAAGCTTGGCTCTAGAATGGTAGTTCAAGCCGCAAGAAATAAAGAAGACGCACTTTTGGAATGCGCTGAATCTGGATCTTTTAACGTAGTGAAAGCGTTTCAACCTGAATATAATCACACAACATTTAGTGAGTACGAATCTAAAATTAGTACTGATAATATCTACGCTAGAGGCGTTGGTGATATTAAAATCAGACTCAGAGACAACGAGGTTTCTGTATTCAAAGGTAGTGGTGTGCAAATGCCATGCAACGATCCTTTAAAACCTTTAAATCCAGAACCAGAACTTCCCCTTAAACAATTTGGCGATTTAAGAGCGCAGTGGAATTCTATCTGTTCTATCTGCGGTCCTTTTGGTTGTGCAGAAATAGAGTATAAAACCAACTGGCCTATGTATTTTGATAATCCAAATCCAAGTAGGGCTTGTGATCAATATCCACTTCCCGGAAATCTAGACTCTCCGTATCAAGATCCTAGACCTATTTTAACTGCTGCTAGAAAAACTCCAGATAGAATCAAAATTATTCCAGAAGTTATAATACCAGAGGTATGTACATCTTCAGAGTTATTTAGAAAAGAGTGCTTTGAGGAGGGTTCGTCATTTCAAAGATTGGCAGCAAACCATTTAGATCAAATAGCATTTAATATTTATGAACCACTTGTGCCAACAAATGGGCCAAGCGGTACATTCAATGCATTTAACTTAAATACATTTACAAACCCACCGGCATTAAATCTTAGAAATCCAATTTTGCAGGCTAAAGGTAAAATTGCCAGCCAGATAATGGACGATGGATTTGAGACAGAAGTAGTGTCGCCCGATAGCCCGTTGGTTTGTCAAGAAGTTCCTAGTTATGCTGGCAAGAATTCTAAGGTTATAATGATAGCTTCTACTAGACCAGAAAACGTTATCAACCTCGGTAGACATCATAAGTTCAGCGCTGGTAAGGATGACAAGAACCCTGCGTTTTATTCAAGCATTGTAAAAAGAAATTGTAATAATCCGGGTGTGGTTTATCAAATTGGAGGTTGGACCGGTAGAGAATCTTTTGCAGATGTAATGTCTGACTTTGATATGATGGACAGGGATGAAGAAAGTCGATCTGATTTAGCTGGTCTTTTAAAGTCCCATAACCACACTGTTGTAGAAAACTTTACAACGCATGAAAGCTATGTTGTTGCCGATGTACTTTGGATTGCAGACCCAACCGGTTACGATGAAGCTGACGTTCAAAGGATAAGAGATTACTTAGTAAATGACAACAAGACCGTTGTTATAACATATAATATTCAACCAGAAATTTTTGAAGAAGATAATTTTGGAAACATTAGTAATGTAATTTCTCAACCTTTTGATACAATTAAAAATGTAACAAAGATTTGTAGTAAGCTTAATTTAAATATGAAACCAGCTTTTTCTGAGTTAGTTAGTAGCCATATGATTACTAATACTCACATTGAAGCAAAGCAAATAATTAATTATGACTATGAAATAGTTAGTGGATGTCCTAATGGATTTACGTGGCTAAATAATTATCCTTCAGATTACACATACATCAATTACTTAACAACGGTTCGTGATGATGTAGACGCTAATTTTAGAAGAACGGAATTCGACATTGTGCCAATCATTGACGCCGAACCAAGCGGTCGAATAATTAAATACGAAGACTCAATAACAGCCAGTAAGAAAAAGTTTATTGACCAAGCGTTCTTTACAATGCAAGCTAGCGCTTCTGTTGCATTCCCGGTCGTAGACACTTCTGGATATCAAGTCTTTGTTAACTACGTTTCTGAAACTAACGATGATAAGATAGATACTGGTATTGTTATCTCTGACAATAGTATTGAGGATGGCAGCTTTGCTCATGACTCTTTAACAAAAACAGAGATTGGCAACGTCAAGCAAAAGTCTTACAGGATTCAAGTTGGCACATCTGGAACTGAATTGACGGTAGCTTTTGACGCCAGTAAACACGAAAAAATAGACGCAGACAGCGTGTTTGTCGAACCTAGATCTGTTAGAATTATTTCTATATCTGGATGTCCAATACCTTATGAAACTGTAAATGTAACAACAAAAACATGCATAGACGTTCATGACGGATGGGAAGTGACTTGCACTCCTTCTAGTGTTATTCCTGAACAGCGAATAGTTATATCAGGAACTCTTCAGCCAATATCTAGAAGTCGTGAAAATTATGTAAAACCGGGACTGGTAGATTGCGAAACAATTACTACGGAAAAGTTAATTGAAGATGGGCCAGTTGTTGCCGCCGAAGAGTTAGAAAACTTTTCGTCATTTAGTGCTGGCAAAAGAAGATCTAGAATTGTTGTTATCTCTGACCCAACTATTATTCAAGGCAAGTGTACTCACTATAGAGACAATTCAGTTGGTGAAAACCAAAAGTTTATAAGGACTCTTTATTTGCCAAGCCCACAAGAAACTCAGCAAGAACAAAAGTTTGAAAAAAATGAAGAGTATTTTGAAACTGGAACAAAGTTTGAATATGCGCAAAAAATTAGAAGCCCAGAGGCGGGCAGTCCAGCTAAATATTATTCGTTAATAGGTGAGGACGGTTTGACAAGACGGTTTGGAGAACCTTTACATTCAGCCACTGCTGGCAACCAAGCTTTATTCAGGAGTGATGAAGACGATTTTGCGCCAGTGGATGTAAAAAGATTAAAAAATCCTCCTTTCGACCAAGTTGAAGCTGAAATAAATACTTTTGTTAATCATGTGCGAAGTACATACGGTATCACACCAAGGTTTAGCGGTGTATTCCAAGGTCTTGGACCACTAACTAATGCTCAAAAAGACGAGGCTGGCGTTCAAAGGTTTGTTACCATAGACGGCAAGCAGGTAGAAATAAATGTAATTTACTATCCACAAGATCAAGGTATTGAAGGTGGAATTAGTGTATTGCAAAAATTAAAAGGTAGAGATTACTTAGACTATATTGATACATTTTCTGGATATCCGGGCGACTTGTTTGGGTATTCTGTTGATCTTAGTAACGACAAGTTAATTGTTGGTTGCCCATTTAATGGGTTTGACCCAACTAAGGTTTGGGACTGGACAGAAGTTTCTGGCGCACCGTATTTATCTGGATACAAGATTAGTGAGTATGGTGGCGCTGGCGCTGCTTTCTTCTTTGAAAGAACTGGCAAGGGGGTAAACGCTACATCTGAATTCCTTCCATTTGAGTACAAAGATAAATTAAAACCAGAAAGCGCAAACGTTGGTGTTAGCGGCGGGTTAAGTGCTGCTAATATAAAAAGTCAAAAGAATATTGGAACAGAAAGGAGTCAGGACCATCACGACGAAGACTTTAGACAGACAGACCAATTTGGACGCTCTGTTGCTGTTGCTTCTGATATGTTTGCTATTGGTGCGCCAAACCACGACTGGATAACCGAACACAATCACGTTTATGATGGTACTTCAGCGTTTCTTAGAAAAGAATTTACAGCAGAGTTTGACATTCCAGCCCACTTGTACCCAGAGTCAAGTGGCAATCCAGTTTTGAATGACGGTGCTGTTTACACCTACAGGGACGACTTGACAAACTTTGGCGATAGGTCTAAAAGCGTTGTTTTTGCTGAGAAGTTAAATAAGCAGCAGCACAGAGGTAGATTTGTTTCTACTGCATCTGAACCGTCTGGAACTGAGAATGACAAGTTTGGGGTGTCTGTTGCTATGCACAGGTCATTCCGTGGAGATAGTGACTACACGCTGGTGGGTGGAGCTATAAATCATGACTACCCTACTAGTGGCAATCATACAACAGGATTTTTGAAAAACGCTGGAGCGGCATTTACTTATGACGCAATGCTGAGAGAGCAACCAAAAGTTATACCAACTGAAGGTGGCTACATATACGCCAGAACATTTGGTCCAGAAAATGGAAGCGGCATATTTTTGATTGTTGAACAGCCTACATCTGGAGATCCAATTACATACAAAACTTCTGGGGTTGTTGTTGCCAATAGATTTGGAGAGATATATTTAGAAGGATCTGGCTTTGATCCGGCCACAAAGGGTTTCACCATTCATAGACCTTTTGTAAAATACATTATTGGAACACCTATAAGTGGAATTCCTATCGCGGACAATATAAATATGGTCATCAAAGGCGTTCCGGGGTCTGGACAGCAGCACATGCCATTGTTTATAAAAGATATGGATGGCGGATACGTGTATAATAATATGAATTTATATACTTCTGGAAATAGAGATTACGCCAGTGGAGATATTGATTTTTATGTTTCTGGAAACAAGTTCTTTAACTCTGGCGAGATGGATTTATTTGTATCTGGAGTGTCAGGAGTAAATAGCGCTTCGTTAGATTTACGAATTAGGGGTAAATAATGCCGATTAGAATAAGATATAAAAACGATCCAGCGCAAGAGTGTACAATTAGACCAACTCCTTTTGTGTCTATTAGTACTAACGTGCTGAAAAATGCCGCTGGAGATCCATTTGGTGTTAACTACTCTATAAATCTAACCGGAACTATATTAGCAGATGAGGGTTCGCCGTATACTGTAGACAACGTTGCCTCACTTGGCAATGCCTTTGGAGATAGAATAAGTTTTGGTGATCCAGCAATTGAGCCAAACAAAAAGGGGCCATACGGTCAGTTTGATACGGATGTTAGTCACCGCTCTACAGATCTTCCAAACGAGGGGATGGTAGACAGCAGACCACCAGAGCAGTTTGTTCACCTTAGAGATAGAGCTACTGCCATTCTGTCAAAACAAAGGGTTTTAAGGGGCTTGTTCGCTCAAGACGGGCAGCGATTAGAAATATCTGATATTGATGGCGACAGGGCAGTTATAGTTTGTTACCCTAGAGTTCTTGATATAAACTTTGAAGAAGGCGTTTATATAAACACTTGCGGTTATACCATTTCGCTTGAAGCCGATATGCTTCTTTACCCAAAGGGCGATAATGATGCAAACTTGACGCCAGATATTGAAGGTTTATATGTAGTTGGTAGCGGTGAACAGCTTGATGTTGGTAAAGCACACACCGGCATAACTGGACCACCTTCTGATAAAGAAATATTTACTCTATATGATAATAGTCAAGGTATTACAGAAAAAGAATTAATAGAACAATTTAACGCTAGATTTATTCAAGACTATAGTGAAGATTGGTCTCTAGAGGTTGATGAAGGTCAAAGCGAGAGATACGACAAGCAAGTAAATCCTAACCAAGACGTTTTCTTACCTAGAACTTACCGTATTAGCCACACAATTAGCGCTGTTGGTAAAAAGCATTATTTTGATCCAAACGCTGGAATTAGCTTGGAGGGCGATCAGTATAAAGATTCTAATGGCGACTTGATACCGGGAGTAGAAGATGGAACTATGCCCGCTTGGGTTCAAGCCAAAAAATTTGTTCAAGAAAGGCTAAATTATGGAAATGCAAGTGGAGCATATCCAAATGTATTTGGTCAGATTGGAAAAGGTACAGTATCACTTGTAGACGCATACAAAGGCTATAACCACGTTATAACCGAAAGCGTTGATATGGCAGGAGGAAGTTACTCCGCGACCGAAACTTGGGTTATGGCTAGCGGCAATGCGCTTGAAAACTGGTCTGCGTCTATCAACTCAAGTTTAAGCAGTCCATTCGTCAGCGTTTCTATTGATGGTTCTGTGAGGGGTCTTAGTGAGTACACTCCCAGCGGATATCACGTACAAGAAAGAGACGACTCTAATTCTAAAAACTATGGAGTTAGAACTGGATTTGAAAATGCGCAACTGAAGTATAATGAAATATCCAACTCTGGAAAGTACGGATTTGTATCAGATATTTACAAAAGAGCAAATAATTTAGTTTCTGTTAACTTAAATTCTTCTCCCAACTCTATAACTTTAGGTACTAATGAATTTACAGGCGAGATAACTTACAGTCTAGCTTTTGACAATAGACCTACAAACATTATATCTGGAGTTTTATCTGAGCAAATAAATGTAAACGATACATATCCCGGAGATGTATTTGCTGTAATTCCAGTTATAGGCCGTCCAACTGGACCTATTCTACAATATATTGGCGGTAGAACAGAATACAAAAGAGATGTAAGCATTAGTCTAGTTGTGGACTACACCAAGCTGCCATACGGAAAAACAAGAAACCCACTTTTACTTAAAAAACCTAGCATCGTGGAACCAACAGCCACACAGATAGCCGACCTGTTGGCAGAATTAAGCCCAGCAAAAGAGCCGGGAATTAGAAAATATTTTATAAATGCGCCCACAGAAAGCTGGAACCCAAAAGACGGAAGTTATACTTTTAATATTTCTTGGACATACGAGTTGGATAAATGACGACGCCTAGTAATAGCACTTTTTATCAATGGGGATACCACGACCCCGGCAAAGATCCTATTCTGCCTTTATCAGACGAGCAGAGAAAGATTTTTGAAAGAGTCATTGCCGTAGACGGTGGGTCTGTAAGAATTGGGTCTGAGCTACTTCCTTCCGGGGAGGGTTTTGAAGATCCTTCTGGTTTCTATAATATTGCCCTAGATCAAGATATAGTAGATGAAAAAAAGTCAACATTAGACGGAATTATTTCCGCTCCAGCTTTGTACCCGCACGACCCAAAAGAAACTGGACTTAGAATAGATAGAGGTAATTATTATTTTTCTAGTGGCAACTACACAGTTTGGCCTAGCCCTGATGGACCAGATCGCTATAGCGCTCATTGGTGGGATGCTAGTGGTATTTACTTTTCACCAGACATTCATGGTGAATTATACTACGCATGTCCCCTTTATAATGATGAAAACGCTGCCTCCATAGTTCTTTTCGATGACCTAGATCATGAAACTTATTTTAATACTGGACAGGTTAAGGTAAATGAAAGCAGAAAATATTTACTGTGGCTAGAAGGTAAAAACATTGACCAAATGGGGATTTTTAATTTTGGCAGAAACTTAAATAAAATCGTTAAAATACCACTTGGATACGATAAAAGAAAAAGAAAGCTTAAATACAACGACGAATCAAGAGAGTATTATTACAGTCATTTTTCAAATGCAGATCACGATAAAGTTGATAAGGGCTTTGAAGACTTTCAAATATTCTATTCGTACATTCACTACATACCCAGACTAAAAGGCTTCCGGCAGGGAACGCATGAAAAGGTTGTTGAAGACTTGTCTAAGTTAAATCAAATACCTTTTCTTTCTAATGCTAGATCCGTGTATTTATATAGTGTATACGGTGCTGGAAAATTTAGAAATTTAACATCGCAAAATTGGACTGGCGTAAATATTTTTGATAGTGTATATTCTCCAGCAAGCTCCTCTAGTAATTTTCATAATGTACTAGCTTCTCCAGTTCCTCCATTTCCGCAAATTGACAGGGACGACACAGAATCTGAGGAGGAAGAATATAATTCGGAAGAAGAATTACAAGAGAAATTTAACGCAGTTAGTGGACTATTAGGATTATAAGATGGCAAATGAATACAATCACAGTATAATTCCAAATACTGGCATAACTAAAGAAGATTTAGGAAACCAGAATTACCTAGACGGGCCAGTTCTACCCCAAGGTAAAGACGGTTCATTGTCTGTTGCTGGTTGGACAGATCAAAATCGAGGGTTTTGGCAACAGACTTTCCTTGGCGCTTCTATTAGAAATTTTAATCTTAACGCCGGTTTTGGCGATACTAGCTCTTCTTTGTCTGTAGACCTTGTGACGGACGAGTACAACCATTCTGACGGAACCCTTTTGGGTTCTGGAGATGACGTTTACCACAATGGATCTAAAGATGTATTTCAGCCACCCGTTGTTGGTTCGCCAGTTTTCTTTAAGTTTGGTCAAAACCCCGCAACCGTTGAGCAAGCGTTTAGAAAAACTTTTGACGACACCTATGGTTTTTATACTTTTGTAGATTTTGACCTACCAAGAATTAGCGGAGTTGGAATACAAGATCCAAACTATCCAGTTGGCTCTAGAACCAAATTAAACATACCCGACAAAGAATATGTTTTTTATTCTGGTGCGCTTCCGGGTTCGGGTTATCACGCAGATGTGTTTGTAGATAGAACAAAATACTACGCAATGGATGATGATTCTTATGGCTTTAAAAATCGCGGTGAAAACCATTTCGCGTTCGGTGGTATTTTACAAACCTACACAGAAAACAGGGGTAATGGTGGCGCACCTCTTTACAATGCTAAACTATCGGACCCCAGAGAAATACTATCTAATGCTATAGTTCTTTTAAATAATTACCAAGGCACTGTTTACAACTACAAAAATCTTATCAATGTATATGGATTTTTAGAGTATGACCCTAGTGACGAACTTCAAGGATTTTTAGATAGTAGTTTTCAAAGAAAGCGAGTGCTTGCAAAAAGGGTTGGCTCTAAAGGGGAAGTGGTTTATCAAAATGACGACACTTACTATGCACCATCTTTGATATATCCAGAAGTATTTTTACCAAAAGACAAAGACGGAAAAATAGTTGGCCCAAGAATTAGATATACTGGGGCTTTTGCCCCCACGTTTAATAGTGCTATCTTTTTACGCGATGATGTAAACTTTACTTTATCTGATTACGCTGGGCAAATAGCAGACTTGGGTTGGATGGGTAGTGACTTCCCAATTACTGGTCAAGGATTTTCTCGCAGGTCTGAAAAAGGTATGCCTTGGTACAGAATATCGCAAGGTCTTGCATCTCTTTTTAATACTTACGGATATTTACCAAGGGAGTATAGAGAGGCTGGATTTGGTGGTGTGATTAACTTTAGAGGTTATAATTATGCTGTAGACTTTACAGGACTACCGTTACACCTAATTCCTAAAATGTACTTTATGGATTTTGATCAGCTTGATTTATTGTCCTTAGCTCAAGAGATTTGCGATATAACAAGCCACGATTTATTTGTCTCGCTTCTTCCTGTTATAAATCATCCAGCGTGTAGCACGATGTATTGGAGAAATCGCTGGGAGGTTGAGGTTAATAACAAGCCACAAAATCAAATTGCAGGTATCATTAGGCTTGACGGAATTGACAAGACTAGACAGCCAAGATACGGCGCTGTCAAAGATTATATTTATGGATTAGAAAAGAGAAAAATTTATGTTGAAAATCAAGACCTTGGATTTGAAGTATCAAATGTAACAACTGATAAATTTGTTGTTGGCGCACAAGAAGTTGAAATGTACTACTTCCACAACAATAAAGATAGAGATGAGCTACAACTTAGAAGGCTTAAAGATGGTTTAAATAATCATTTTGATTATCTACAGCAAAGCCAGTGGGAACTTCAAACGTCTCTTAGCCAACAGATTTTACCTTTTTACGGATTTCTTGGAACAGAAAAGGCTGTTAGTATACCAAAAGGCTTTGGTCCATACAAGCAAATTCTTATTGACACTCAAAGCTTAAATGCTCATGGCGTTGGCAATTACTACGTTGCTACAGAGTTAGAGTTAAGACATGCCGCTGTGTCTTATGAGCAGTGGCGAGATTTCATTTTGCAGTACGACGAAGTTTATCTGCAAGAAATGGCAGAAAATCAAACCATGTGGAGAAGCTTGAAAAATGATACTATTGTAGACAAAGTTACAGAAATAAAAGATGCTGCAACAAATATAGAAATAAGTCGTCAATTTGATGCGCTTGCAAGTGGAGATTACGCCGTTTCTGTTCCTAGATGTCTTTGGGACTCTGAAAAAAGCTGGATGGGTGACGACGGACTTCCAGCAAGTCCATGTAATCCTCCGTATGGATATCCTCTTTACTATAAAAGAGCAGAAAAGATGGGCATACCTGAAGCCGGTCTTGTTTCTATACAAGGTGCTATTACTCAAGTCATGTCTAATTACGAAAAGGCTTCAGAACTTGCTGACGATAGAGCAAAATATTTCTTTGATAATAAAGATGAAGCTTATTCAAGAATGAATACTATTTTAAATAGTCTTGACGGTATATCAAAATACAATGATAACGCTGATGTAAGTCGTGCTTATGAAGATTATAAAAATTCAGTTAGAGAAGACTTTGCTAGACTTCAAAAAATTTATGAAGAAGAAGCTGCTGGATTTCGCTCGTACCAACAAGGTATTCTTGCTGTATCTAAAAGCACAAGAGATGGAGTTCCACTAACAAAGACAATTTCTCAGATAGCAAAAAAGCAAAAGAAGAACGCAGAAAAAATTCATGCATTCTTAAAAAGTATAGCAGATGAGTGTCTAGGTAAGAAATTCTTAGTAAAAATACCAAAGGCTTGTAATGTTAATTACAATGAACAAATAACCTATTATCCAGATTTTACACAGAACTTTGCAACTGGACCTTTTGGGTTTAGGCCGTTACCAATAAATTCTGATGCTTCTTATGTTAACTCTGCCTTTTTTGATTTGGAAATATCTTATTTAAGAGCGGCGCTTAATCTAAATCCGTTTCAAGAAAAACATAATCATTACATTGATTACGCTAGGCTTAAACAAGAGTACGTTGCTATAAATCCTAAAACATTGAAGCCATACACTGCTAAAAAAGCATACACTTACGGTGCATTAAAATGTAACTGGAATCCAGTCGCAGAGCAGTGGGACTTTAATTACAAGCCAGAACCTCAAGGTGGATTTTTTAATTATGCACTGTACGATCAAAACATGTCACTTTCTGAGAGTCGTCACGTTGAAGACAACCCATCTGAACTTCCTAGAGCGGTTGAGCAAGGCTTGGTTCCTGTAGATCTAAACAATCTATTAGTAGGAACTAGCAGAGTAAGTGCTTATGTAAGGTTTGACAATAGTCAATATTATGATTTTACGCAAGTTCCATCAGATAGTTATGTTCAGCAGTACAGAGATAAAAATAAGTCTAGAATGTTCGTTGCTGACGTTTCGGAAAGTTTAGACAACGTTGAAGTAGACCCAAGGGATTTTCTTAATGAATCATTTGATGATTTGACTTCAACAGATTCTATGGATAACAGGCTTAAAAGAAAAGCTGACACTAAAGGGTATCAATCAGTTGCTTATGTTAAATGCAATATAGATGAAGAATTTTACATGACACCCAAAGTCGTAAAAGCTCCAACTCATATATGGGCATCCGATTATACTGTAAATGTAGCAATGGAGCCACCAACTATAGTGCAAGTTAGAGATGCGTCTGGTTGTTTAACTGCATCTGGAATACCGCCTAAAATATCTCCTGTATTTGGCGTTAACAGATCCGGTGCAAATGGAAGAGATGTTGTTTGGAATTATCCCACACAACCTTTGTACGAAGAGTTTGAAGCAACTTTAGAATTTCCAGCAGCAATGACTGTACTGACAAAATATGGATTAAACTGGAAATTAAAAGAAATTCTTAGAAGCCCATCTCAAAGACTTGGCGAGGGCTATGAAGACGTTATTTTGCTAAGAGAAACGGGTGTGCAATATCTAAGTGGCATACCAATAGTCGCTTCAACTAATGTTGCTGGCTCTCCGGGTGCAGTAAAGCTTGCGCAAAATCCTTTTAGCGATGACGACGGTTTGATTACATTTGCAAGAAGGTACGACAGGTATACAGATTCATGGTTGATTATAACAGAAAAGCAACTTTTAGATCCTGAAAATGTTTATGCTCTTGTGACACTTCCCGGTAAAGTATTGCCAGTTGCAGAAAAAAGATATTGCGAAAGTGTAGCTCAGTCATACGAACCAGTGAAGTTAAAAAATATTATGACGCAAGATGTTGTTAGACATCCTGACTTTATTCTACCTCCACCAAAAGTTAATAAACCAGAAGATATAGATTGTAATTCTACTTCTCTTAAAGATATTACATATGAAACTGTGACAAGGGCGCAAAAGGAACAACAAAAAATATTGCGTGGCTTGTCGTTAGCCCAAAACAAAATTAACTATACATCACCTTCACCAGTATATCCAGACATTTTTGCTTTGCCTTTGATGTCTATGGAGAGATGTTATGGCCCTTGGCAATCTACAAACGTTTTAAATGCTGATGCAGACCCTAGAATTAGATATGCCGACATTGGCGGTAGAGTTGAGTTTGTAAAAGACGAAAATCTTGCACCTTGGAATTTTGCTGGATATCAACTTTTAAATGAAGCTGGAGCATTAAAGGCGCAGCTTTCAAATAGCTTGTTACTATTTAGTGAGCGGGGTGGATTTGTTTTTGCAGACTACCCAAGTGGAATTGGATTAGCTAAACATTTGCAAAACGAAGGGCCACTTGTTACTTCTATTGGTGTTGATGTTGGTACTAACGGCTTGAAGACGACGGTAAAAATGGATTTGTATACTTCAAGATTTGGTAAACTACAGAAGCAAAAGGAAATGGCTATCTCGCAAGTTGCCAGAGAGCGCCAAAAGATTATAGATCAAAACAATGCGGCTATAAGAAGAGGTCTTGGTAAAGGCCAAGCCAACATGGATCTTTATGGGAATGTTCTAAAGAATGGCGGCAGGGCGTTGATAAACGCAGCAAAAGTAGATCCAGAAGAATATAGCTCAATGCAAAAAGGTAAATTCAAAAACAATGTCAAGTTTATGACCAATAGCGTTGACACTAAAACTGGTGAATTTTTGAGAAATGTTAGAGAAGTTGATGCATCTACTTTTGAAGAATTTACATCTATATTCCCAAATAATAACGACATAAGAAGAGTGCAAGCGCAAAACTACATAGAAAAAACTGCTGGAGAGGTTGTAACTTACATTTCAAATTCGCCTATAGGTTCTACCGTTTCTACGGTTATCAAATCGCTGCAATCCGGGGGTGATCCTTCTAATGAGGTTAGGAATGAAGTTCAGGAAATTACACAGACGCCGCAGAGTTCACAAGGAACATTTTTAGATTCAGGAGAATAGGATGCCAATATTTAATAAAGACACAAGAACAGAATACCACTTGATTACGTGCGACCATCCGTTGATGATTGATGCAGGGATGGGTTCGTTTACACTACCTCAATTTATAGAATGGTGGCATTTTAAGGATGGTAGTGGCAAGTATGCAAATCAACAGGTTTTTAAAGACGCACAACCTAACAACCTAGAAACTGTTTTGGGTCATGATAGATTTTTTGATTACCAAGAAGGCGAAGGTAATTTTATTATAGACGCTTGGAGATTTCAAGGGCGCAATGTAGGTAAATACGAAAGATATGCTGTAAACCAAGGGTCAGCCGGTCCTGAAGCCCCAGTTTGGGAATACTATAACGATAATCCCGACGCCTCCGCAGAAGAAAAAGACAACTACAGCTTTAGTGATTTACAAATAAATGACGTAAAAGCTAAAACGTTTAATAGAATAACTAAACTTTTTGATAACTTTATTACACAAGGTGTTTATGCTGCTGACTTGATAGCTCTTAATGACTATTATAATATTGTTGGCTTTGATCCAGAAAAAGAAATAGATAATGCGTCTAAGCAGTTTATTAAGGATATTAGAAGATCTAAAAATGCAGGTTATGTGCAATGGAAAAATACCATTGCCTTAAATTTAAGATTAATTGAAGGTGCTGAACCGTGTGTCGTTCAAGAGGAATTTACTTTTAGATTATATCTTTATAATAAGAAAAAGCCATTAGATACAACAAAATCTTCAGCCGTCCCGTTTGTTAAAATTGCTGCTCCAGCAACGGGTGCAGATGGAACAAATAAGCTAGGCTCAGAAGATGGAGAGTCTGACGCTGTTGCTGATAACTCCCCCAATAGTAAAGTTGGCGGTGAGTTAAAAACTAGATTTAGATCTTATGATGGGGCATTTGCTGCTGGGTCTGAGCAAATATATGGAATAGTTCATTCTGATAATATTCCGGGGGCAAACTTGCCAGATCTTGATCCTGACAACATGGACGTGAAAGAACATTTTGAAGATCCTATTGCAAGTCCTCAAATAACCCCCGGTACTGGGATTGTGATTCCTATAGATATACAAAATTCAAATCCTTTTCAGTGGGCGCCAAATTACAAGAACCCCAGAAGCTGTAGAGGTGACGACAAGGAAAAGGTAAAACTGCAAGTATTTAATATGAACCCTAGATCATACAAGAAGGGTGATTATGTAAAAATTACTGACAGAGAAAGTTTATGGTGGATTGACGAACTTGCCGTAGGTGAAGAAGAAGTTGTACTTGCAGACATGAAAGATGTTAGTGAGTGGCAATTCACATATCATATTACCAATCAAAGATATCATTTTAGGTTTGCAGATCCAAATTCTGGCGGTCAAGGTCAAGACCAAAAACAATTTGATAAAGGGGAGAATGCAAATGCAGGGCCAGTTGATGCTTTTGCTATGGAAGATTCAATAGCTAAGAAGTATCTAGCTGCGAGAACCACTAGTGAATGGACTGGAAAATACGGACCTAGAGTTGCACATCAAGTTGTAGATGAAGGTAAGACTTGGCCCGGATACGCTCAAATAACTAGTTTTGATTATATGGGTGAAGAGTTTGGGGGGTTAAGGGGCAGCGATGGTAACGCCTTGGTGTTGACAGACAATAGAAGAAGTTATGACGGAACTTTGTTTGCACAGTTTGATGACAGAGGAAAAGCGTGTGGTAAATGGACTATGCCATTTTTTGGTTGTACTTTTCCTAAAGGATATAATGACGAAGCGAAATACACTAACTTAAACTCAGCGGTAAAAGACGCAGAAGGAAATCTAACGGGCAGGGGGTGGAGACCCGGAGCAAACACCGAAAATAGTGCAGGTAGTAGTTTAAGTCAAGACGACTCGTTTTTTGATTTATCTCAATTTCAAGCAGGTGGTCCATACGGTGTGAATGGAGACGGCTTTGCCGTTGCGGGTGAAACTCAAGGTATTTTTAATCCGGCTGACGATCATAATAACAGGTCTAGTAATATTTCTCCTACGCTTTTCTTGACACAGGAAGAAAGAGATGCAATCACAGATAAATACGTTAACTTGTTTAGCGCTGGTCATCAAATGTACCATGTCCCTGCCGATGTTCTCACTAACGGTCCATTTAGTGCAGAAAATGGTGGCCCAATATTAAATCTTAATAATGTACAAAAGTATATAACTGACCCAGATGTTTTTGGCACAATAAATCAATATCCAGAGATACATAATTCTTATCACGACTTTTGGCTAGATCCTACTTCTTTTCAGTTTCTATACGACACGGTTGATAGAGCTACAAACCAAGACTACGAAAAAGACGATAAAGCAATACTTGACTTTAAACCTGTTGATACAAACAATGTATTGTTTAGACCTTTAAGAGATTCTGTATATGCTCAATGGGATCAGAAAATAGGCGGGTCGTTTGGTAATGAACCGTTTCCCGTAAGTCAACTTAGTCAGTGTGGATTTTCAAACTATGGGCAACTAATGGGGGGATTGGAATACACTGTAGGACTAACAAACATTACAACCGGACAACCTATCTTTGGAACTGGAACAAAAGTAAGAATCTGGAACAAAGATGAAAAGTCTGGTAAACATCATCTTATTGTTCCCCAAGTATCTACACCCTATGAAGATCAAGATTTAATTAATTCAATAATTGTCCAACCCGCAATGCCTTTTGAGTATTCTATTTATAAAAATGCAGATAAATTAGGTTCTGCTGAGTTTAAAAAAGAAGGTTTTGCTGTTGCTATGGCTAACAGTCTTTTTTATGGCAGCAATACACCAGATGCTTTGGGTGCTAGTAAGCTTGATGCTCAAGACGAGCAAACAATGGGTGGGTTTGGTGTTATTGGCGCAAAGGCGACTTGTGAGTGCGAGGGTGGCTTTGTGTTTGTGGCAGATACTTACATTGGTCAAAACGCCATATTCAATGTTGTTGTTAACGAACACGAAGCTATGCTTGGTTCAAGAAGTCAACTTTTATACAATCAAGCTTCTACTACTCAGCTATTTGTTAAAGTTTATCAAGCTTGGCCTAGAGATCAAACTATTTTTGATAGCAGGTTTTTTGCTGTGCATCACTTTAATGAAGGTAATAAATTTCCTGTTGGAGAAGGTAGTCAAAGACCTTGGGACGTGGGGTATCGGTCTGCTGCCGACCAAGATGACACAACGACTTTCCCCGGATATACGCTGAAGTATGACACGTTAACAGAAGAGCCGACTGGCGTTAAACTTAAAAGAGGAGAGGCAAGCGCTCCAATTACTGCTAGTGGGCTATTTGCTGTTGATAAAGTCGCTACCAATGTTGACATCAGAGAGCCAAGCAAGTTTGGAAATCAGGCTTTTACTTTCTCTCAAAACGAGGTGCAGATCAAAGATGATTTCATAGAAAAAGTTACAAGCGCACAGCCTGTATTTAACGAGGGTGTTTTTGAGGACGACTCTAGACCTTACGTTTTAGAAGATGACGGAACCACTTTAACACATATAGATTTATGGGCAGAGCAGTTTCCTGAAGCAGACAGAGCCAAGCGAAAAGAAATACAAAATAAGTTTACTCCGATTGCGCCAACTGGCTACTGGAAAGTCAACAATGACAGACGGGGAAGATTGCTACCTTGGATTTACAAGCAAAGTACAATCAGACTTCCCGAACCATTACGTAGAGCATTAAATGTCAGTAATGTTCCTCCAGAAACAACTTTAGCAGATTTAATAAAAGAAGAAGAAAAATACATAATACTCCATGACCTTGGGGAAGATTATAATATAAATGATACGCTAAAAATAGAAAGCGCTACAGGTTTTAATGCTATTGCTAGAGTGGCCGCGACTGGAGAAGGCGGTTCTATTGAAAGATTAGAGTGGACAACAAAAGATGTTACTATTTTAGGAGAAACCGTAAATTACGTATATAGAGGCGAAGGTTTCTTGCCAAGCGACTTCCCAGCGGGATCAACTACTGGTATAAATGAAGATACTAAATCAGACCTAGAGTTTTTGCCACATTTAAACTTTGAAGGTAGTGGTTATACGAATAGATCCTTTAAAGGGTATATGATGGCTGGATCTCTTGAAGATGTGGAGAAATGGGATTATAAACCGCAGGTTGCCACAGAAATCAAAGAGCCTTACGTGCTGGGAACACCTAATAATACCGTAGATGGTACTTCAAATCCAGTATTTAGAAATGAAAATAATTTTGCGATTATACCGTTTACCGCTCAAGCTATTATTCTCGGTCATCCATCAAACACCTTTTTCACTGTACCACAAGAAAATATAGAACCTACTATCGGTCGTCAGGTGACAACCGTAGTTTTAAGTGGCGACCCCAGTGTGTCCAATCCAAACGTATTGGCTGGGACATTTCCAAAATTTGACATGTTTTTTCAATTTCATGGAGATATATCTCACCAAGGAATTAATAACGTAAATCAATCTTTCGTTGAAAACTTTATAGATCTGTCAATCAAACCTTTTTAAAAACTAATCAATTATAGTGTATAATATATAAACCTTACAGGAGATTTACACATGGCTACAATAAAATTTTACGGCAATTTAGTAACGGCAACCAACGCTGAAGGTACGTACATAGACCACGCAAGCTCTGGAATTGGCTTTTTCGGAGGCGATTTTGGCCTGTCTGTTCCTGTTGACTCATTTCAAGATACTACTTTCGTTACAAACTCTGACGGAACAACCCAAGCTCAAAAGCTAAATAACACTAAATATGCTTCAGAATCTGGCGTTAAGCACAATACGCAAAACGAAATAGACAATGAGGCAATGCCTAATTACTACGCCCCATTGAATATTAGATTTGAGCATACTGAGGCCGTGAGGGTCAAAAACTGTCAACTCAGAATCTTTGATAGATCTGATATCACTAAAAATGCTAGCGGCGTAACAACGGCTGTTTACGAAATTAGACACCCACTGGACGTGGAAGGAGCCAATACAGCCCTTAGCCACAGAGGAAACGGTGCTGGGAATCATGGCTGGACTAACTTCTTGCATGTTGACGGAACTGATAATACGGTTACTCCTATGACATTCACAGACAGTCCGGGCGTAAGCGGTATAAACGGAAACGATTCAGATTCAACAGCAGTTCCAAACCCACTACAAGGCATCGCTGGCGCCACCACGGACGGTGCTGCTCACCTAGCAAAACGTCACGACTGGTATGCCGCTCTTTCTGCATCACCAGACGAAATTGGAAGTAAAACTGATTTTGGGCTATACTTCACTGTAGAATACCTATAAAATCAGCGGTTTTCTCCTGACAATCCAATAGAAGAAGTCGTCTTTATGACGACTTCTTTTTTTATTCAATAGGTAAACTCTCACATTTTTTCACCTACGTAGCAAATATATTGACATGGCGCGATTGGGTCGTCAAATCTTTCGTATGATAGCGTTTTAACTCCCAATAATTCATACATTTTTTTATAGTCAATACAAAGTTTGTTTAAAGGAGATTTTTGCTTACCCATTACTACTGCGTTTATTTTATCGTTGATATTTTCTACATGCACAATATATTTAGAAGAAACTCTAGCAAATTCTTTAAATGCTTGCGGAATCATAAGAAATGGTATGTGCATAGCAACCGTACAAGTGTAAACAAGTTCAACACTATTATCTTCTAGAGGTAAATCTTGAGCTACTCCCTCTACAATATCTGCCACAACCTTAATTTGAGGCGCAATGATATCAGATGATTTAGAAAAGTTTTCCTTCATTTGCTCGCGGTGGGACGGAGATCCTTCAACTGATGTCAATTTAACATCAGGGCCAAGCAAGTCATAGCAATACTTACTTACCTTTCCAGCGCCTGCGCCAACCTCGCAAACGCTTTTTGGTTTCTTTTGCTTGAGGACATCCATTAGTTTTTGATGGCATGGGTCTATGTTTGGGTATTCATAGCCCGGACTTTTCCAGCCAGCTAGACTCGGAACTGTGCCATAAACGTGATTCCAATCATTTTTGATTCCATCAAAATAAATATCATTTTCTTCTTTTAGTATAGACTCAGAAATATCAGTAAAATCTGTATCATTTAAATTACAAGATAATAAGTCTTTATATTCTTTTATTGCTAACATTTATTGACCCTTTGTACAATTAATAATTAAAAGAAATCCCCACCATAATTGGCGGGGATTTTCACGTAGTGTAACTTCCTTAATAACTAATATTAGTTATGAAGATATGAACACTATTCTTCCTGACCCGTTTTAGGATTGTACTTAACCCATCCGCGATTTGGCAACCAATTGCCTTCCTTATCCTTACGTTTCGGGAAGAGTCCACCGCCCTTTTTCATGACGCCAAACGCAAGTTTTGCGCCACAATCGTTACATTTTAGTTCGTAGTAGAGGTTGTCATCGACATTTCTGACTACAAACCTAACATCGTCACTTCCGCATTTTCCGCAAACGGTTTCGTCAAAAACCTCTTGGAAATTAGAAAGCTGCTCAAAGATCTCACGCTGAGTATCTCCGTTCAACTCTACAGAAACGCGACCATTTTTAGTAGTATAATTTACTCTCATTAGTTTCTCCAATCTTGGTTATATCCAATAAAATCTGTGGGAATAGTGTCTTTCTTTTGTTGATATTCATTCAACTTTTCAATAACATCACTTGCTTGTTTCTTTGTAGTTTTACTAATATTTACTACATTTGCAACCTCCTTTAAAACCTTCTGAGCATCAACATTTAATTGTTTTGATTTACCGTCAATAAAGTTAGCCTGCGGCCCAGTCATAGTACCGCTGGAATCATATTCGCTACTGCTTACGTCAAGACCCTTCTTTTTACTGATGTCTTGAGCAATCTTAGCAGTGTCTTTCTTTGTGACCTCTTCTGCGGCCACTACTCGTAGTCTGAGGGCTTTTCTCAAAGCGCGCCCTTCTGCTCGCGTTGCTGCTGTGGCGGTGCTGTAGACGCAAAACATGTCGTCTGTATTGCCCTCCCAAGAGTCAGCAACGTCACAAAAAGTAGAGCCGTCTTCAAACTGTATTTTCCAAATAACAGTTGACCTACCAATCTCATTTCCGCTTTGAGGCGGAAACACCTGAGAAGGGCCACTAAAAACAATTCTACCCATAAGCAGTTCAGCTACTCTACGCAGTCCGTTTGTCAACGGCATTTTATCAAATAGCTCGTTTTCTTCAAACAAGCTCAAGACATAATCGTTCCATTTTGGATCAGTTGGCATTGGAGATCCGTCATCAATAACATCTTTTACGGCGGTGTTAGTATTAGACGGGCTAGCCAACTCTACATCTTCAAACAAATCATCTTTCATTATTCAACCTCAATAAAGCGTTTGGATCGTACAGGGAAGTTATACCCTATATCCTTAATTTTTTCAAGTACAATATTTGTTAATCTGTTCTTTTCTGACAAAGACTCTTCTCCGCAAGATTTGATCCTTAAAATAGCATATCCTTTACTAAGCAAAGCACCACTTTTTCTAAGGTCAGCATTCATCTGTTTTTCTAACTTCTCTTGTCCCCAAATGGGATAGAAGTGTGATGGACCATCTACTTCAATTATAGTGTTTAATTCTGGAATGTAAAGGTCAACTTCTAAATTTTCAGAAGAAATTATTTTTTTATGTAGCTCTACCTTATATCCTAGCTTTCTAACTTCTGTTGCAATGTGCCTTTCCATTTTAGATCCTTCCACAGCAGAAACGCGAATGGCTTGAGTCGCCTTGCTTCTAATTTCTTGCTGTTTAGATTTTGGCATGTTGTTCCAGCGTTTCTTAGACTCTAGCGATCTTCTTTTTCTTTCTTTGTCGTCTAGATCGTCCCAGTGCTTTACAAGCTGCGAGCTAATTTTAATTTTAGTTTCTTCTGTGCGCTTTGTTCCGTCTGTAGGGTGCTTACTTCTACCCTTTTTAAGAGCAAGCTTTTGGGCCGCACTCCTATCTTTAATCTCAACGCCATGCTTTATTAGCACACGTCTAATCTTATTAGGGTATGTATTTAGTTCTTCTGCAATTTGATATGTACTTTTATCGTCTTTTTGGTACAAACTAATTACTTTTTGTTCAAAATCTTTCATCCCAGCGCCTTTTGTATTTTTGATGGACTTACGTCTTCTAGAAGAATTGGCTTTTTACCAGTAAGTCTATAAACTTCTTTTTGGTCATCTTCTGTTGTTGTTAAAATTTTTGTATTTTTAGATATGCCTATCAACGCAAAAACATCACGACCAACATCTCCATAAAATAAATAGGCAAGACTGTATTTATTTACAGCTTTAATTGCGTCTAAAAAGGTTTCCATGCTTGTTGCGATTAGCGTTCCTGTGAAATGCCAAATCTCTGTGGAGTTAAACATTCCAAACTTTGGTTGAATTGAACTTGGTCCAATTTCTTTGTAGAATACAGACCCGTTGTCAATCGCCCCATTTTCTAGATCCTCATTCATCTTATTAAAAAGCTCTGTCGTTTTCTCTTCTTGGTTAATTTGATCTATGTAATATGCTATATTCATATGTTTTTCTCCCAATTGTTATCATTTAAAAACCACTCTATGGTTTGTTTTAGTCCTGTTTGTAAATCTGTTTTTGCTTCAAAGCCTAGTAATTTTTTAGCTTTTGAGGTATCTAGGCATCGTCTAGGTTGTCCATCTGGCTTGTCTGAATTAAATTTTATAAAACCATCATAGCCCATTTGTTCAGATATTTCTTCTACCAATTCTCTTATTGTTATTTCTTTACCTGTTCCTATATTTATAGGTCTTAGTCCCGGTTCTATTTTTATAGCTTTAGCAATTGCTTCAGCGCAATCTGAAACATACAGAAATTCTCTAGAAGCTTTTCCTGTACCCCAGATTTCTACCATGTTTTTCCCATTTTTTATAGCGTCATAAAATTTAAGAATAAGAGCCGGAATAACATGACTACTAGTGAGATTAAAGTGGTCGTGTGGGCCGTACATGTTGACTGGAATTAAATTAGCACCTCTCATACCATATTGCTCTCCGTAGGCTTGCAAGAGGCGCATAAGCGTCTTTTTAGCTATTCCGTAAGGCGCATTAGTTTCTTCTGGGTAGCCTTCCCATATGTTGTTTTCATCAAACGGAACGGGCGAAAATTTTGGGTAAGAGCAGACTGTTCCAAGTAATATAAATCTAGGAACCATTTGATTTCTAGCTTCTTCAATTAAATTTGTACCCATGATAAGATTATCATACATAAATCTACCGGGATTTTCTTTATTAGCTCCAATGCCTCCAACAGTGCCTGCCGCATGTACAATTACATCTGGATTATAATATTCTAACGCTTTACGACAAGCATGTTGGTTTCTTAGATCGTAATTCATAGATCCTATTCCAGAGATCCTGTAGTCTCGATCCAAATAGTTTGGCAAGTACTCTATTAAGTTTTTACCAAGAAAACCAGTTGCTCCTGTTACTAATACTCTCATTTGTACCTCTAAATTGTGATCCAATCTTCTGGGATTATGTCTTGACTACTTGGCGCTCCCGGTCCAAACCACTTAGATGGAGCCACAACTCTTTTGTCTGTATTTTTATTCAACCAAGCCGCCCACCAACTAAAACTACTATTAGCAATAACATTGTGTTGGCACATGCTCATTAAATATAAGTCTTGTATGTCTGTATTATCTTCCGAAAAAATCATGTTATTAAATTGTAGGTTTTCTTTACACCAACCTATGTCATCAGAAAATACAACTATTCTTTCGCAATCAATATGGCCTAACGCTTGTTCGTAGTATGACATAGGCTGAACGGGATGATAGCCATTTGAAGAAACATAATCAGTCCTTCTTATGTGGATAGAAGCAACTTGTTCATTATCTATAAATGGATATTTATTACTGATATAATACCGTGTATCTTCGTCAATGTCAAGGTTGTTTCTTATTACATTTTGATTTTCTTGAAAATATTTCTCTGACTGCCAGTACCCCTGCAAGTGATAACATCTTTGCTTTTGTGAGAGGTCGTAAGTTAGAAAATTTTTGTAATTAAAACTATCCCCTACGCCCACTTCACCTAATGTATAATTTTCTTCTACACTGTTAAACACTATGTTTTTAAATTCATCTAGCTGTGGTTTTCTCCAGTCTTGACCTTTATAAAAGTCGTAATTATAGTTTATGTAATGGCCGTATTTTTCCTGTAGATTTCTAGCGCAAGCCCATTGAAACAGTTGGTTTCCTAAACCGCCCATTACTGTCATGTTAATCATTTTATTTCACCCATATCATCCCAAATCTTGATTTTCTTTCTTTTACTATATCGTCATACAAATCCATATCTTCTAGTTCTGTGTAGACTTCTGGCTCTTTTAGGTATTCATCGTCATTCAGGTATCCAAATTTATTATAACCTAAATTTTTTAAATACAAACAAGCCTCATGTGTTTTATCAAAAGTCTCTTCCGCCCATTCAAAACAAATTTTCTTTTGCTTGCTTGATAGACCTCGTACTGCTTCTAGCTCATAGTTCTCTACGTCAATCTTTATCAAGTCGGGACTACCATAAAGCTCTATAAGTTTATCTATGTTTATTGTTTTCCTTTTAATTGGTTTGTACCAGACGTAATGGGGAGAAAATCTAGAATTATTTATCCAGTCTAAATTTGCTGTAGATATCGTATCTACATTAGAGATATAAAAATCTATCTCTTCATCGTTATTTGTGGAAACTAAGCAGTCTATAACCTCCACGTTTTCTGTAGCAAATCTATCGTTTAATTTAACGGCAAGATCTGGGTTTGGTTCAACGCAAATTACCCTACATGCCTCTTGCTCTTCTAAGCATCTTTGTGTAAACTGCCCGATGTTAGCGCCAATATCAAATATTAAATTCATTTTTTTCTCCTGTACAGTGCATCGCCCCATTTAAATTCTGTCATAGCCGTTTCAACTCTTTCAAAATCTGACAAGTATTCGTCAATTTCACCAATCAGTGCGCAGTCCTTGTATATATCAGTTTCGTTAACTTCTGTATAAATGTAATCAATTCCTTTTAGCAAATCGCCAAACCCTTTGAGAGCAAGAAGTTCTGCACCCTGTATGTCTAGATTTAAGAAATTATATTTACTTACGTCAACATCGTTTTCTTTTACTAGGGTGTCAAATCTTTTTGTTTTTACAGCTATTGTTTCTGTTACATAGATATGCGGATGATATATTTTATGTTTTTCTAGATCTAAAATAGAAGATGACTCTCCGTTATTAGTAACTTTAAACTCAAATATTTCATTATCTTTATCTGCTATGACTTCATTGTAAAATAATTCTGTTTCTAAAACGCCATAAAGCAAAGAGTTTCTGTAAATCTTTTCGTTGCCCTCTACCCACAGCATGTCTGTTACACCGTTGGATACATACGCTTGCTTTTCTTCTCTCATGTGAGCGCCTATGTGTATTATACCGCGCGGTGTCTCGTATTTATTTACTATATGATTAAAATTTATTAGCATAAGTCTCTCCATTTCTTAGCACAGGCTTTGGGCGATAGATTATTTAAAACAAATTCTCTAGGATTGTAAGACGATAAGTTGGATCTAAATTCTTCAAAATCTTTTTGCCATGTTTCTTCACTAGAAATTAAACCGCAAGTTTTGTCAAAATAAGAAGCTGTTGTTGCTTGTAGGTCGTGTCCGGGTAAGAAATTTTTCCACATGGTTGGTCCCCATTCGTCACGCAGAGACTTTACATCTATTACAAATACAGGAGTGTTGCAACTCATAGCTTCTTGAAACGCAAAGCCCTGACTTTCGTGGCAGCCAACCCAAATGCAATAAGGCGCTTTGCTCATGGTATCTAAATAGTCACCTTCGCCATAAGAGCCGTAGCTAATTGTTATCATGTCTGAACCAAAATGTTGACGCACTTTAGCTAAAAGTTGCGGATCTCTGTTCTTAAAGTAAATTACTGGTTTTCCCGTTTTGCTTTGTGGTTTAAATCTATCTACGTCTACTGGAAACGGAAGCGCTACACATCTAATATCTTGTCTTATACTTCTTGTCAAATCGACCAACCAAGGTGAAAGGCAATTCATGTATTGTCTTTTGGGAAAATAATAATGACTCATACCTAAATGATAAAAATGAGGTCCGTAAATATGAACGCAATCTTGATCTTCTAGCTTCTTTACTTCGTTGAAGATATGTACTTGGTCATATTTTGTATTCTCATCGTAAGACCTGTCAAACTCAAAACCTTCAGATTTCAGTAATGCTATACCTGCTTCGTTCTTGTGGTGTGCGGAACCTTCTATATAAATTTTCATTAAACTTCCCAGACTGTTAAAGATTTTCTCCAATACCATAAAAAATCTGAATAATAAATAGATTCTTTAAGTATTATTTCTGTTAAACTTTCATTCAATTTCATGTAGCGACTAACTAAGTCTATAACATCATTTCTACCCAGAGGATTCAAATGTTGTAAATGCGTGTCATGAATTCTATCGTTTTCGCCGCCTGAATCGGACCAAGTAATAATTACATACTTTTTAGAAAGATTCTTTAAGTTGTTTAAAAACGTATCGCAATAATCTTTATCTATATGCTCTGCTACTTCAAAGCAGGTTACTATATCATATTTTTTATCTACGTTTAAAGGGTCTCTCAGATCGTGTTGATAAACTAAATTTTTTACATCTTCATGCGCATTTTCTATTGTCCAATCAAAATAATCACAGCCATTGATGTCTAAATTTGAGTCTAAGTCATATAGAGCTTTTATAAGTTTAGCATCTCTACACCCCGCATCAAAAATACTGTTTACAGCAAAGTTGTGTTTTAGTATCTTAGCCAAGGCGACATATGGAGCGTCATCTGATTTTAATTCTTCTGATTGAAAATATCTCTCTTCTAATTTTACTTTTTCTGGCTTCATAATATTATCCCATCATTTTATAAGGTGTGTTCCATATATCGCACTGCAATATATCTAAAGAAGAATAGTCAAAATCTTTTATCCGATGATTTGTCCAAGCTCCCATGTATGGCCTATTATGGTCTACAATTCCAGCTAAAGCGTCTATACTAGAACCAACGTCAAGGAAGATTGCATCTTTATACTTTTTTAATCTGTGTAGAAGCGCAGATTTTACATGCCCAAAACCTAATAGAAAAATTTTAGACTTTGATTGAACCAGTTGGTCTGCAATCATTTTTTCCGTTGCGTCAATATCATCGCAAGCAAACCGCTGTGGTACATGAAGGTAGTCTTCAAAGCTATCTAACCCTAAATATTCTTTATACTCTTGTTTTTCCATCATTGATTTTATTAGACTAACTTTTTGCTCTGCGCCTATTATTCCAATTTGCCCAGCAAATGTTTTTGTAAGCCAGCCGTTAGATGTTAATCCGTAAACAAATTCTGCTGGGTAGTCAGCATCCCTACCTATAACTTCTTTAAATAGACTACGGTTTTGTGGATAAATTTCACAAGTGTAGTAATCGCAAAGTTTGCAACCATCTACAAACTCTTCATGTTTTATATTTCCATAACTTCTAGATAACGCTCTTCTTCCCGGCGCAGCACTGCCAATGGCATTTTGTTTTAGGAAATGGTAGTCTCCATCTCCAAACTTGTAAAATGTAAGTGACTTAGATTCATCAACCGCACTTACTAACAACTGTTTAAATTCTTCTAGTTTTTCTTGAAAAGAAGTAAATGTATCTTCTGATTCAAAACAAGGGTTTCCGTCTAAGTTAACAGTGCCTTCTATTTTATACCCATCTAAATAACTGCTTCTATGTTCCATTACAATTCCTTATGAATAGTATTTTATTGTTTCTTGTATTCCAGATTCAAAGTCTGTGGGTTTAAAATCAACAAACTCAAGCATTTTATCGTTAGTTATGCTATACCTTGAGTCGTGACCCAGCCTGTCTTTTACAAATTCTACAGAATCTTCTAAGGTCAAATTAAAATAATTTAATATCTCTGATATAACATCTATATTGTTTCTTTCGTCTTTAAACGTTACATTGTATACTTCTTTATTAAAGTTGGCAGACTGTAGTATATTATATATTACTCTGACAGAATCTTTTACATAAATCCAATCTCTAATATTTTGTCCATCACCATATAAGGGTATTTTAACACCTTTCTTTATAGAATTCAATATAGTTGGTATAAATTTTTCTTTATTTTGTCTGGGTCCATAGTTGTTGCTCATTCTAATCATAACATAGTCAATATCAAACGTGTTTGAGTAAGCGCAAACTATATGTTCAGCCGCTGCCTTTGTCGCAGAATAGAAATTTTGTGGTGACAGTTTATCTTCTTCGCTGAAAGATCCACTTGAGATTGGACCATAAACTTCGTCTGTAGATATGTGACACATGTTGATTTCTAAATCTTTACAAACTTCCATCAACGATTTTGTTCCAGTAATATTAGTATCTATAAAGCAGTTGTTGCCCAGTATAGAATTGTCCACATGAGATTCTGCGGCGAAGTGTACTATGCATTTAACATTATTTTCTTTTGCTATCCTTTTCATGGTTGACGTTTGACACACGTCAGCTTGATAAAACTTAAATCTAGGATGCACTTTTAAAGCGGAGCAATTTGAAGCGTAGGTCATTTTATCAACACCTATTACTTCGCAACCCTTTTTCAAGAACCACTCTAAGGCATGTCCACCAATAAAGCCAGCGCAACCCGTCATAAGAACTTTATTCTTTTTCATAGATTAGCCCATTTGTATAGTGGTAAGCTTCCATAGTTCCTGCATCTTTCCAAAAGTCATCAAGAATTGTATAATCACATTTGAAATTATTTAACATATATGTATTTACACTACTTATTTCATATTCACCTCTTGGTGATTTTTTTATGTTATTTATAGCTTCAAACACTTTATTGTTATACATATAAATTCCAATACAGCCAAGATTACTTTTTGGCCTTTTTGGTTTCTCTTCTATCTCTACCAGATTGTTGTCTTTTGTAAAAGTTCCAACACCATACCTTTCTGGATCTTCTACTTCTTTAAAAAAGAACTTGGCATCACAGTTGAATGTTTTAATATCATTTGACAAGTCTCTTTCAAATATATTATCTCCTAGTATAACTAGACAGTTATCATCTCCTACAAAATTTTTGCATAATTTTAAAGCTCCAGCGATACCGTCTGGCCTGTCTTGAACTTTGAAGGTAAATTCACACTCATATTCACTTCCACTGCCTAGTAGCGCGATCATGTCGCCCACATGTCCTGTTCCACTAATAATCATTATATCACGTATACCAGCGTTTGTCATACTTAATATAGGATAATGGATCATTGGAAATGAACCTATAGGCAAAAGATGTTTATTCGTAACTTTTGTTAATGGGTACAGTCTGCTACCAGTTCCGCCTGCTAATATTATACCTTTCATAAATCGCCTCTATTTGTTTTCTGTTCCCCAGTCTTCTCCAAAATGCCCCACGGAGGCTCTTATCTCGTCATTTGGATCGTACTTTCTAGTTACATAATACATAAGTATAGACCCTTCTTCAAGACATTTATATCCATGATATATACCCGGAGGTATTTCTAATACTCTTGGGTTCTTGTCAGATAAATATTCAAACTTACATCCACCCTCTTCTGTAGCCAAGCCAACTTTAAAAGATCCTTTTAAACACACCCAATAGTCTGTCTGTAGATTGTGTTTATGCCAAGCTACAATGTGTTTTGTAGAATTGACATAAGAAACATTTACTTGACCCTCTAGGTCGCTAAAAACATCAAGAAGTCTTTGCGCCCTATCGTCTTCGTGGTATTGCATCGTTAAGCCTTTTTAGATTTAAAGTATTCGTTTACCCAATAAACCACATAGTCAATATCTTCTTCCGTCATCGCCGGATGGACTGGCAGAGAAATCAAACCCAACCACTCGTAATCTGCAACCGAAAACTGTCTGCCGGGATGGGTCATGTGTTTTTGAATAATTTCGTATTTGTGAAGAGGTTTATAATGGACTGACGTGTGAATGTTTTTATTAGCTAAATAATCAATTAAATTATCTCTATCTTTATGGGGAACTTTGGCACAGTAGTGTTGCACCGTTTCTGAAAAGGGAGGTCTAGTTATTTCTTCGCATAATTCTTTGTTGTAACGAGACTGAATAGTTCTTCTCAATTCTAAATGTTTAGGTAATTTTTTCATTTGCTCTAAACAAATTGCCGCCATAAGATCAGTCATGTAACATTTATAGCCTATTTTATCAACTTCGTAGTCCCAAGTATACCCCGGCTTTCCAGATATGGAGTCGTTTTTATTAACTCTAGAAAATGTAGAAGAAACGCCAAACCAAGTCATTTCTTTCAGTTTGTTGTATAGCTTTTCGTCATTCAGGGTAATCATGCCACCATCTCCACACGGCATAGTTTTTACCGCTTGGAAAGACCAAACTGCAACATCACCTTTAGTTCCTGCACCTTGAGTCCAACAGCTATGTGCGCAATCTTCTATAATAAAACCATCGTAGAAAGATCTGATTTCATCAATAGGCGCTGGTACTCCAGCTTCGTTTACAGCTATTAGAACGTCAGAGTTTGGTTTTAGATGTTTTTTAACATCATCTGGACATATATTCATTTCGTATGGGTCTACGTCTACGACGTTTGTCGTGCAGTCATTCCAAAGTGGTATCATAGCGGTAGCCATGAAAGATATAGTGGGGTTTACAACATCTCTACCTTTTACACCTAGCGCTTTCATAACTAAGTCTTGACCATGAGAATTACTTGTAACAGCAACTGCGTATTTAGCACCCACCATTTCTGCAAACTCTTTTTCAAACTGGCTTACTTTAGGTCCGTTACCCCACCACCCACTTTCTATAGAGTCTCTAATTGCTTGTATTTCTTCTTCGCCTCCTACGGGTCTTAAAACAGGAAGCATGTTCTCGCGAATTTTCATTTTATCTCCAATTGTTTAGCATACGTGAAAGTTGTTTATATCTAACGGGTTGCCGTTGTATTCCCATGCATTACTAATTAAGCCAAGCCAATCAAGCCATTCATACTCTATGCCTCTTGTGTTTATAAAATTATACAGCGTTGGTTCTGAACCTATAGATTCAGCAACAGACATAGCATAATCTGAGTAATCATAAATTATATTTGCATTCATGGAAAAAAACATATCGTTATACATACCACGCTTTTCGGTTTCCTGAAACTCACCGTTTAAAAAAGCAAAATCTGGATTTGAGATAAGAGCTTGTTTTTGTAAGGATTCAGTTCGCTCAAAAACGTAGGGGCATGTAAAAAATTTTCTTCCAGTTATGTACGAGATCTTATCATATTCACTCACTTCCACTAGATCTAAAGCATTTTTTAGCATAAGCAATTCACCTCTACCTTTATTGCTTGTGCCTATATTACTTTTGCTACCCGTTAGGTTTGTTCTATTATTTTTTAGAAAATCTTTAAATTCTTGATTCTTTAATTCCTCTATATCATCAATTGTATTTTCACACACGATTAAATCAAATGATTCTGGAACCACTCTTTTTAATTGATTTAAACATATTAGATATTCTTTTTCTCTTGCGTCACAAATATTTTCGGGCAATTGAATTGGTCTGACAGAACAAAATACTAACGCTAAATTTTTCATTGTTAACTATACAGACTATACGCTGTACCATCTCCTTTCAGTTTTATAGCTTGGCTGATAATTAATTAGCTTGTGATTTCCATACGCTACATGATGCCCAGCTAGGAACACACGCTTAATAAAGTCCGCATCTTCGCCAAAATAGATTTCTTCATTGTATTTAAATTTATTTACAAGATCTCTTTTAATTGACAGGTGTCCATGATGCAAGTCGCCATCTGTACATATGTCAGAGTGCAGATATTGGTCTTGCTTGATTTTTGATATGCGCTCTATCTCCAGATCGCCATACCTGTATGGATACATCATTCCCTCTGAAAACCCATGTACAAACGCATCTACATCATGCTCCAAGAATGCTTTTTTTATAAAGTGTATTTTCTGTGGATGTGGAAGGTCATCTACATCATGATAAATAATTACGTCACCAGAAGCAATCTCTGCACCTTTATTTCTATTAAACGAAGGAGATTGTCGGGTAGGTTCTGCAAATGTTTTTATCTCACTATTTGTTTTAATATGTTGAAGGTCATTGCCCACTACAATTATTTCATCTGGAGCCTCTTGCTGCACAGAAAAAGCAGAAAGCGTTTCATTTAACATGTGAACGTCTTGCGACCAGCACGTTATACATAGTGTAAATTTCATTCAACCATCTCCAGCAACTTTTTAGATTCTTCTTCTAATCCTAGTATGCTAGCCAATTGAGAAGCTCTGTTAAAACAAGTGTGATTTTTAAGAATTTGTTTTCTTACAACAGCGCCTACATCTTCAGAGGTTTGCTCCGAAGAGAACAGTATAGAAAGTATTTCTTGAAAAGCCTCTCTTTGTTCCTCTGTCTGGCTTATGATGTTCAAATTTTTACACATCATGGTAGCCTGAAAAAAGAACTGAGAGGTTGATATCATACCATCGTCAATAACCGTTACGTCATCGTAGCATGATGACACAGCCCAAAAGTTTCTAATGTCAGTTGTAAAATCTGACCACTCCTGATTTGCACCATAAGATACAAGATGGTATACCTCTTTGTCTTCTAAAAATTTATCAACAGAATCTTCTTTGTTGTTTGTTATTACAGCTAGTGGTATGTCAAACTCAGCTTGACCTCTTTGAATAAACACATCAAAGGCTGGCAAAATTCTATGAACAGAATCTCCATGCGAATCCACAAAATTGTTAGTAAATAATAGCACATTTTCTAAACCCATTGACATAAAGGTGTCAGTAACGCCCTTTAACTGCTGCTGATTAGTACCTGTAATATTGATCACAGGTTTTATGTTTTTGTTTTGAGACAAATATTTCACGATGTCTTCTGTAAGATATGCAAAATGTCCCAAAAACACATCTGGCGCAATTGTGTCAAACATGTCAAACGCAGGCACATTTGCGTCTGCCCAAAGGTGCGAATCTATACCGGCTCTTCTAAGACACTCTGTTAGATAAAAAGGCTCTGTGGTATAGTGCGAAGAATAGTTTTGTATCAATATTTTCATTAAATCAGTTCCTTTAGTTTTACTGCTGAGTCTAGCTTTATTATTTCTTTATGTTTGTTTTCGTATACATTTATTCTACATTTTGATGTAAGTTTATTTATTGCTTCAAATAAAAATTTACTTTTATATTCTTCGGAATCAATAATTGAGTAAAAATCATTTACGCTTTTTTCTCCATCTAGGTATAGCATTTCCGTCCAACATAAATCACCAACACCAAAATCTAACTTAGCGCAAGTATTGTTATTTTTATAAACTTTTATTTCCGCCTTGTTATTAATTACATTTTGGCAAAATATAGACGTATCACTAAAACTTAGCTGATCAAGATGTTTCTTTTCAAAAAAATTAGATGACGAGCATATGAATATGTTTTTGCAGTTTGTATTCATCAAGCCAAGTCTAATGCTTTCGCATGAATTTGTAGTTCTATATAATTGATTTTCTACTAACCTTATGTCTAGTTTACTATGTTTTTCTTTTAGGTGTTTCCATATTCTACTAGATTCAAATCCACAGCAAAGAATAATTTTAAGTTTTTTAAATCTTGACTTGAGGGCTTTTATCTGATGGTCTATAAGAAAAGAACCATTAAATTTTGTTAATTGTACTGCTCCATAATTTTTCATTCTATATCCATGACTTTCTGCAAACAAAAGAGCCGTATACTCTTTGTTTAAGTCAAATTTTACTTTACTTTCTTTTGGGCTTGTTATAAACTCTGTTACATTTCTCATGTTATATTATATAAATATTCTGTATTGGTAACTTTATTCAAAATAGCTTCTTCCATTTTACTGTAATTTAAATAATCTAGGTAGACATTAGATACAAAACTTTTATTTAAAAATAGAGCATCTTCATTTTTAAATGCTAGCACTGGCTTTAATTGATCGTTAGAGATTTCATTTATTTTATTTACTGTTTTTTGTAAATCTACTTTAGTTTTGCTAGATAGCTTTGCTAAAAATGTTGCCTCGGCAAGCTTTTTAAATACAGACGTTTCGTTCTCAGGTATGTCATTGCTAACAATAAAAACTGACCAGCAGTTAATGTTTTTTGATCTCATTTTTGATAGGAGTCCGGGTATTCTTGCTCCAGCTTTGTTAAAATGAGAATATATAATAACTTTTACTTTATTTCTTGGGTAGTCTAAGTTTATTATCTGATTGATGACATTTTCTAAATCGTCTGGATCTTGACTGTCATCGTCTAAACAAATACCTATATTTGGAAAAAGTTGCTTTCTAGCAGTGTCAAGTCTGCTTTCATTGGTGTCTTCTTTTTTCCAGTCGCGCTTTCTTTTATAAAGACAGAGCCTATCTAATTGAAAAAAATTGTTATCAATATATTTTTCTTCAGAATCTTCACATTTTAAATATTTGTATTTGTCTGCTAAACATTCTACCTGTTTTCCGTTTTCTATTTTAGCAAAACAGCAATCTTCACAGTTGTACATATCAACCTCTTACAGCAACAATTTCATAACTACTTCCATAAATTCTTTGTGTTTGTATTTTCAAACCGTTGGCTTGAAGTATTCGCGCCACTGTTTTTAAAGAAGAAATAGAGTTGCTATTTTCTACAATTGCGCCGAAAGAATTTTCATCTATCTGACCGGAAATAAGCTGTCTTGATAGTATGTTGCAATCTAGACCGCTCAAGCTAAGTTTTCCACCAAGTCTTATTTTCTTTAATAGCGATACGAGGGTTTGCTCAAATTGACTAGATTTAAATTGATCTATAACTCCATTCGCTCTAACTTCTAGGCATTCTGAGTCAGATATGTCAAACAAATTTATGAAACCATCTTGATTTACAGTAACCGCTTTGTATCCAGAAATTGCTTCTTCTGCGTTTCTAACTACATCTATTTTCATTTTAAATCCTCGTATACTTTTCTAAAAATGTTGTTCCAGCTATCTACATATTTCTGCTCAGAAAATATATCTAATACAGTTTCTCTAGCAGACTGACCAATTTTGTCTCTAAGGTCTTTGTCGTCTAGAAGTTGCTGTATATATCCCCTAAACTCTTCTTCATCGTTAGTAAGAAAGCCGTTCTCGCCGTGTTTAATAAAACTTGGTATAGAGCATGTAGATGTACTAACAACGGGCTTACCGCAAGCCATAGCCTCTAAAATAGCCGTTGGCATTTGACTTTCTGTGGTCGTGTTGATATACACTGCGCACTTGTTGTACTCTTCTCTAAGATGCTCTAGTGAAGATGCAACCTCTGAAAGTCCCGGCGTATCACCAAGTACTTTTGCGTTGAAGCCATTAATTATACGTTGCCAACCGCTAAAATTCAAGCAGTAATCTCTGTTAACAAAATCATTTTGAACCGTAAACACTGTTTCGTCTGATTCTACTTCCATTGGTTTAAAAAATTCATGGTCAATAGAATTGCATATAACCGTTTCTCCTTCGTCAAAACCCCAAGACTCTCTGGCATACTCGCTAATAAATACATTGTAATCACCCCAAATACTTTTAAACATCTGTAGCTGTTCAGGGGTGTAATTTGAAGTTGGAATAGTGTGTTCAAGATGTATAATTGGCAACCCTATTTGCGCTTGTATCTGTCTTGATATTTGCAGTTGACCAAATTTACTTTGAGATAATATAAAGTCAAAATCTATATCAGAGTAAAGATCTTGTATTGGATAATAATTTTCCGGTATCTTTGCAAAACTTTCATTCCAAACTTTGCAGTCTTTGTATCTAAATCCGTAAAAATTATGTCCTGTTTTTGCCATTTGTGTCTGGCAGCGTTCGTGCGTGTCAAAACACAGGATGTCTAGCTTTTCTTTGTTCTTTGGCTTTAACGCTTTTTTAATTATTGATTGTGAACTATACGCCATTTAACTGTTCCTTTAAAATATTTCCTATGTTTGTATATGAGAATTTTTCTACCTGTTTGAGTCCAGCAACTCTATTTCTTTGGGTATATCCAACAGGATCTTTTTGCCACGACTCATAATACCTTCTCATTTGTTCTCTAATTTGTTTTTCACATGGTTGAAACCAATACTCTTTAGAAGAAAATAGGTCTGGGAACGCTGAGTCAACTGATTTGCAACAAGAATAAACTCCATCCACTAAAGTTCCAGTCCTCCAATTCCCCTTGTCTATAAATTCACACGGCCCACCAAATTTACTTGCGATTGGCGTATTACCAAAAGCCATAGCTTCTAAAGTTGGGATACTCCAAGCCTCTCCATGCGATGGGCAAACAAAGCAGTCACAGTATTGATGCAAAGAAAACAAACTCTCTTCGGGAACTTTGTCTGTTATAATGACTTCTTGTTTGTAATTATTCCTTATCCTAAGTTTATTTTTTATTTCAGTCAAGTAATCTACAACTTTAGCGTGTAGATCTTGAGGGCTTAGTCCAAATTTATTAAACTTTAGCGCTAGAGAAACATTTTCGTACTCTTCAAACTCAGAGTGAAAACAGGTAACAATAGATTCTAGATTTTTCCTGTCATTAAAATCCCCAACGTAGTAAAACTTAAATGTGTTTTCCATCTGTGGGATAGAGATTTCTGAATACCTCTTGTTGTATTTTGACACATCGCAAGTGTGATGAATAACTTTTACAGGCGGTGTAATTTTATGCGATTCTAGACATTGTTTAGAAGTTTGGTTTGCTACCCAAACTTCATCCATCAAGTCCATTTGATAAAACCAATTCAAATGTTTTATATTTAAAGTTTCTGTTTCCATAAACGCTATGGTTTTCTTAAACTCATCAGAACCAACGTAATGATGAGGCAGGACGTGCTGAACGCAAATGTCGCAACCTTTAGAATCTTTTTTTTCTAATTCTAAAATTCTTGGGTGAACGTCCTGTTTGTCTTGAGTTAGTGTCACATTTCTACAAACAACATCAACACCTACGCTATCTAGCGCCAGTATATTGTCTGTTGCTGCTTGAGACCAACCCCCAAACTCTTTATAGTGTCCCAAATATAAAATTCGCATTCTCAACCTCTTTATAGTTTATATTTTTTGTCTTGTAAGATTTATACTTTTCATATATCTCTTTGTCAACCCACCAATCCTCTACTGGGCCGTATCCGTCTAGTACAACATCTGCATAAAGAATTTCGTAACCTTGGCCGCTTAACACTTGCCTGTAATGATCGTACTCTTTTTTTATCTTTTCTTTGTGTTCGTCGTCATGGCTTTGAAGTTCTATGTCTTGCGATTGAAATAAGTTATGCTCTAAAGTCAAAACCTTAAACCTATACTTATCCCAATCAAATTCGTTAAATACTTTTAATTGAGCGTCATCAACATCTAAAGAAATGTAATCAATAACATGTGGACAATCTAAAGAACTTAAATGTTCGTTTATGTTTACTTCCAGCAAGTCTACACAGCTAACTTTACAAGTTCTTTTGTTTTTAACGTGGTTGTACCAGTTCTCATCGTAGTCGATGGCAATACCTTTCCACCCTCTATACCTCTCAAAAAAATAAGTATTGCTGTAAAATTCTACGGGTCGTCCTGTAAGACCGCCAGTGCCAGCGCCTATGTCTAAGAAAAACCCTTCATTTTTCTGTAAAATTTTATTTACAAAAACATCTTGTTTTACTTGAGCATTAAACACTAGCTTGTTGCCTTTGCTTCATTGTTTCAAATCTTTTTTGCTCCCATGCATTTCTTTTATTGCACAATGTTGCCATTTGGTCGTAAGCAACATCGTAATTAAACGGATGTCTGCTATTTATTCCATCGAAAGCAGCAGAAGATTCGTTATAATACATACCGCCCGTGGAGGAAGTTGCCTGTTTGTATATCAAATCTCTCGCTAACCTAGACTCAAAAAAAGTATTAAGCTTTTCTGGCTCTCTTAAAACATCTACTATCAAGTGTTTAGCAAGTTTAGTGTTTGATACAGGTCCAGCCTGTGACAAGTCTATTTTTTGCGCTGGCTCTTGTATTCTAGGTTGAGAACCCCAAGTTTGTTCAAAGGGCAAAGGCTCAAAGCTATCAAAATATTTTTCCCACTGAGAGCCACTTAAATGCCACTGGTAATACTTTTCAAACATTTTTCTAGTATTAGCTCCAATGCAAGCCCTTTCTTCTTCTGATTTTGAAAAGAAGTCTAAGAAAAGACTTGCCGCCGCATCGTTATCTGGAACAGCACGAAAACATCCGGTTTCTAACTCCTTGTACAAAGCTTTGGGTTTAATAGGATAACCCTCTAGCTTCCTTAACACACTTTCCATAGCCGAATAGTCCGTTCCGCACACAGGTACTCCGCAGGCGGCAGCCTCTACTTGTGGCAAACCAAAACCTTCAGAATTTGCATACTGAGTAAATAGGTCAAAACAGTTTACCACACTAGACAAGTCTTCATAACTTAGTCCATTTTTTACGTTGGACAATGTTGCGCCAAACCTACCAGTGTAAGGCGATTGCGCCATAGCACCTTTAAACACAGATGTAAATGGCTTTTTAGTTTCTGGGCAAACATAAGTAAACAGCACTTTAGATCCAATGCCATGTTGATTTAAAAGTTCGGGCATGTCCCAGCCTAGATCTGGATAAGACGTATGGCAATACAAATAGCAGTTTTTGTCTTCAGATTTATCTAGGAACTTTTTAAATGCTTCAAATAGATCTGGGTAAAGTTTACGTCTTTGATTTCTCATGACTGTACCAATAATTTTACAGTCTGGATCAAGACCCATAAATTGCTTATGTTTTCTTTTATCTTCAACTGGCTTGTATGCAGGATGAGCAGATGGAGGTGCGCTACCCAAGTACTTAATCTTACCGCCAGACTGGTCTTGTAAGATACCGCCTGCCCAATCTGAGTATGTTAGACAGGCATCTGCGTTTGCATAGGTTGCCACCCACTGTCTTGCTTGAGGTCTAGCGTCAACCGTTGGCATGATAGCCCATTTAAAATAAGGTCTAAACGGGGATCGTTCAGCAAAATCTAACATCCAAAAGTCACGAATGTCACATACGACATCCGGCATAAAATCTAAACAAATATGCTCAAAAATCCACTCTCCAAATTGAGCCGAAGGAGTAGCGTTGTACGCATCTAATTCTTGCTGAGAGGCTTTTGGTTCGTTTCTTTGGTTTGGGACTACTCCGTAGTATTTCCAAGGAATATTAGCCGCTCTTGGGTCATCTCTTTCTCCATAAGCCGCCATTTCTGCTAGTTCATATTTACCTGTAGAGTGTAGATAGTTTAATATTTCTCTAGTGTATGTAGCATACCCTGTGTTTAGAAAGGTAGCTTCACTGCAAAATAGAATTCTTTTTTTTCTCATTTTATTCCTTGTCTAAACAGCCGAAGTCAAATTCGTTAATTCTAAATACAACGTCGTCGGTAGCCTCTGTCTTCATAACTCCATTGCGGGCAGAAGCATAGACTGTCATTTTAGTTCCTTTTTTTGCAAGTTTTGCAATTGTTTCTGCACCGCTAGCCCACGCTTGCAGCGTAACGGTAGTCGGAACTTTTTTCTTTTCACCACGTTTATTTTTACGATATTCACAAGTCATCATTTTTACAGTGCAGCAAGCTGGACCGTCAGCGTCACTGTCTACCTGTGGATCGTGCAAAAGATACCCAGTAAATGTACAATTATTCATCAATTCCTCCAAAATTTAATATGTATTACCTGTTATACTTTGATCAGACCTAAATTTCATGTATTTTATTGATAATAAATGAATTATTTTTATCAGTCTTCCCGCAGAACAGTAAATTGTTATTTTCAAAAAGTATATATTGGTACTTCTCTCTAGTTTCTGGAAATACAACCACACTATCTAGAGAACAGGTTTCGTCTTCTATGGTTAAGAAGCTCATCATCTTGCCGTTTTTACATTTGTGGTCTGCCACCCTGTTTACGCTAGCCGCTACGCAGAGAGTTTCACCCTTTTTACCGTCTAGTATTTCTTTGCAGCTAGTATTTGCAGAAGATGTGTCTGACGATTCAATTCTAGAAATCGAAATTGGACATCCCAAAAACTTTATTTCTTGCTCTACAACCCAAGATGGGTCATCTGTAAGTTCGTATGGTGGATTTTCCAAAAAAGTGATTTCGTTTGTAACGTCTTGACTGCGAGACGCTTTGCTTGTTCCGCCGCCTTGTTTTTTAGTTGGCGCTAGATCAACAAAGCAATCTGTCAGGGTCTTCCATTTCTTAGATTTATAATTTTCTGTAACCCATTTAAGTTCAGCTTTTGTTAGGTTTTTAAATATTAAGTATTCGTACAGCGCTTTGTTTCTACTCAAGCCTGTTTTCTTAGTTGAAAAGAAACCTATGGAGCATAGAGCCTTAAAGCCAGTTGAGTTAATTTTTGTAGATAAATATATAAGTATATCCATCCAAGTAAAGTTAGCTGGTCTTTTATTTATCTCTTCGCTTGTATCGTTTATGGCATTGACGACCTTATCGCCATTAACTCCAGTCAATGACTTTACATTTTTGACACCAAAGTATATACCTTTATTAGTAATAAAAAATTCTTCTGACCACTCTGATAGTTTTGGAATCTTTACCTCAAGATTAAAAAGTTTTGCTTCTGATACAAGCTCATAAACTTCTTGATGGGGATCTTGCTTTTCATTTGCATACATTAGGTAGGACAGAAAGAACTGTTTAGTGTGATTAGCTTTATACCAAGCGCTCAAGTATGAATTCATAGCGTAAGCAACTGCATGACTTTTATTAAAAGAGTATCTAGCAGATTTTTCAATCCAACCAAAGATTTCATCGGCAGTTGCCTCATCCACAGTTTTAAGCCTTTTACAGCCCGATATAAAGTCTTTTCTAACCTTAGCCATAAGATCAGCTTTCTTTTTTCCAATCGCCTTACGAAGCACGTCAGCTTCTTGTAGATTGAATCCAGCAATCTTTTGGGCGATACGCATACACTGTTCTTGATAAATCAAAACCCCGTAAGTAGGTTCAAGAATATCTTTAAGAGAATCGTGTAGGTATGTGACCTCTTCCACTTTATGTTTTCTGTCAACGTAGTGCTGACTCATAGATTTGCCGTCAGTGATTGCTTTAAGACAACCCGGACGTAAAATACTAATCAGTGCAGCTAGCTCTTCCAAGTTTTTAGGCTTGACTTTTTTTGACCAAGAGCGACCAAGGTTGCTCTCTAACTGAAAGATTCCTTTCGTTCTACCTTCTTCAAATAAATCCCAAGCTTTTTCATCATTATAATCAAACGTAAGTGTTTCCATCTGCAAATGCCTTCTCAAGTTTCAAGTTTCTGTAGACCGCTCTGTGGGTCTTCATAAATTTAATCATCAAATTTGCGGTATCTTTAACATCCTGTAGTGCATCGTGAGCATTTTCTGAAGACATACCCATACGTTCACGAATACTATCCATGCTACGAGTTTTAATACTTGGATCTCCCTCCGTCCACATCCAATAGTTGTCCATCATGTCAACTTTGTACACTTGGCTAAACAGCTTTTGACACTGCCTAGATTCGTCCCAAGGTCCATACTCCTTGCAAAATCTATTTACCAAGATCATATCATAACCAATTATATTATATCCCGCTGGAACAGGAGCAAAAAATGGAGTGCCTTTCCAGTTGTACTTATTTACAAAGTTGCAAAACTTCGACCACACAGCTTTTGGTTTTGGTGCTTTAGATATTTGCTCTCTTGTTTTTCCGGTCACTTTCAAAGCGCCATCTTCGATAACTCCAAGTCCTTTCTTTTCTGCTTTTTCGTCGTTTGTTTCTGCCCATATCTCACTGTTAAAAGTACCTTTGAGCTTAAAGTTTCTACCATCCAAAGCCAATGCCGCCAACTGAGTAGCTTGGCAAGTGTGTGGATTTCTACCGCCTGTCTCAAAGTCAAAGACAATAATATCACGATTCATTTAGTATTTCCTTTATTTTCATAACCTTGTCAAGAGTAGACAGCCCCAGCACATCAAATTTGACGTGACCAAGCGATTCTAAGTCTGACATTTCTAGTCCAGCGATTTTTTCATCTGCGTTTTTCTGCGTAGCCATAGGACAAACCTTATGTAGTGGCTCTGCTGAGATAACAACACCCGCAGCGTGTTTACCTTGAGTTTTAAAAGTACCCTCAATTTTAATCGCTTTGTCAAACATGTCAGCATAATCGCCTTCTAGTTCGCCATCATCGTTAACAAAACAATAACCCCTCAAGTCTTCTGGGTTGTTTAACAATGCCCATCTAATAATAGATCGCTCATCATCATCCATTTGTGATAGTTGGTCAGAGATAGCGGCTTCATCTGGAATTGCTTTTGTAATTTCATTCATTTCCGAAAAGCCACAAGCTTGGTAGGTACGAAGGACTTCTTTAATTGCGCTTCGTCCTTGCAGTCTACCAAACGTGAGCATCTGACTAACTCGTTCTGCTCCGTAGGTTTCACGAAGATAATCAATAACATCATCTCGTTTACCAGCGGGAACATCCATGTCAATATCAGGAAGAGAAACATTGCCATCAGTATTTCTGCCAGAGTTATAGAATCTTTCAAAAATTAAATCAAACTGTACAGGATCTACTTGCGTGATGCCAATTAAGTAGGAAATCAAACAGCCAGCAGCAGAGCCTCGACCCGGACCAGCCATCCAGCCCTTACTCTCTACATGCCTGATAATATCGCTAACAATTAGGAAGTAGCCAAACAGGTTTGCTTCTTTAATTACTTCAAACTCTTTCTTAAATCTCTCTCCATAGATATCCCACTCTTTACTACCTTTCTTAATGTTTTTACCTAACTTTTCACTCCAGCCTTTTCTTGCAAGTTTACGCAAGTAATCTTCTTCAGATTGTCCGTTTGGACAGGGGAATGTAGGTAGCATTGGATTGTTAAGAATGTTATACTCTTCACACTCCTCTAGTATGTCGTCAAAGACACTGGTTTTTGCAGATAGATCTTTTAGATAAAAATTATCTTTATCAAAAAACTTTTGTAGAGGTGTATCTTTAACTTTGTCTTTGGCTTTCGCCATAGTACACTTTAGATTAGAACACAAAAGAATTCTGTGAAGTTCTGCGTCTTCTTTTTGTACGTAATAAGATTCTGGAAATTCTCTGTTTGGCTTTACTTTAAATAAGTTTTCGCTTTTAACAGATTTAGATAGCAGCTTAGAATCTACCTCGTCGTCTTTAATTGAAGACACAAGCTCTATAAGCTCATACCAGCCATCTTTATTTTTTGCAAACAGGCTGAAGCCATCAAAACTACAGCCAATTATTGGCATGATGTCATTTTTCTTACAAGCTGAATAAAAAGACACAGCGCCAGAAATAGACTTGTAATCAGCAATTCCGCAAGCTACATACCCGCGCTTCTTACATTCTGCTACAAGTTCATTAGGTTTAGAAAATCCACGAAGCAGTGAATAGTGCGTATAATTACACAGTGGAAACCAAGTCATCAATATTCCTTTCAACATAAAATACGGCAACGCCGCTAGTTCAATATATTATACTTGATGTGGTAAGGTTTTTCAAGTTAATTACAAATTACCACAAAAAATATCCAGTTAATATTCCTACGACAAGGGAAACAAAAGTAGACACGACAAACACCTCCGTACAATCTAAAAGTTTTAGTCTATACTCTGGCACTTTATCTGAATATTTTGATCCCCTTAGTCTACCTTTTAATATTTCTGAATTAGAAAAAACTAAGTTATGTAACTCTCCCTCACTATCCTCAATAACGATAAGGTTATACTCATCGCTAATTTTATACAGTTTTGTTGGAGTTACATTTTTAATCATGACATCACCAAGCTTTACATGACCAGTACCTTGCTTTCCATCTTGGCCCCGGATTGTCACAGTTATGTCTTGCTCTAAAGCTCTTGCGGCGATCTGGAATGTTCTTTTTAATTTTCATGTTAGGATCACCAAAGCGAACGATAACAACTTTACCCTTATCGTTTTTAACATATACCGCGCTTTTCTTTGGTCCGTTGGGGGTTCTAAACGGTTTACCAAGTTTCACTTTGCGACCTTGATATTCAGCAGATTCAGTGTAATCAACTTCTTCTGCGTAGAACTTTTGCTTTAGCACTAAAAATCTACCGTCTTTTTTGTAGATACCCTTTCGGTTGTATGTATAAACCTGTCCAGTTTTTGGGTCTTCGTACTCATAATATGCAATGGCTTCACCTTTGCTAGATCTTTTATGACCAGAAGGTAGAAGGTCATTGTCTTGCTTGTAATTAGGGTTGCTTGGACGACCATTTCTAAGCAAATACAAGAAAGCTCTAACTCTTGCCATAGCCCATCCGTCTCTTGACATCTTTGGGGCATGACTTGTAGAAAAAGCACCAGCACCTCTTCGATAAACTGCTTTTAACATACCTAAAGTAGCTTTTGGTCCTTTACCCTTAGCGTTATGCTTAGATACAATTTCTCTTAATCTAGCTTCTGTTTGTTTGCTAAAAGTAATTTTACCCTTGTCGTCTTTAGCGCTGTCTGGCTTGTTTCTTTTAGATCCTTTTTTCTGATCTTTTTTAGGAGCAGGAGTTTTACGGGGATCGTTTGGCCCCGGTTTTCCTCTTTGTAGCGCTTCTGCATCTTCTAAGTGGTCTGCATAGGCATCAACATCTGACTGCGCTCTTTTAAGCTGTTCTTGTGTTGGCCTACCCTCTTTAACGGTTTTAGCAGGTTTGTAATTTTTACCTTCGCGCTCTTTTTTTCTACGAATGTTTTCCCACAAACCGGGACGATCTGCGGCCCAGTTCCATTCTAAGACTTCGCCATCGTCCCAGTCTTCGTAATCTTCTTCTGACGGAACGTAAAAGTTGTCTTCACTAATTTCTTCGGTAAAACCAAAGGCGTTATAATAATGAGAGAAGTCTCCAGCTTGAAGGTAATCTAGACCCTCTGTGGCTTTACTAAGGCAAATAGCTGCTCTCTGCTTGTCGTCTTTATACTCGTCAGACAACTGACTCATGCAGCGACTCATAAATGCGCTTTTATCTTCACCGTCTTTTTTTGATGGGATTGGCATTACTTACTCCTGTAAGGTTCTAATTCTGGAAATAGTTTATATCTAATGTCTTGCCAGACTGCACCAGTTATAACCATAGATGCTTCATTGTCTGATGGATAGTGAACACCCTGAAGGCATCTAGCAAATCCAGCAAGACCTATCATTTTAAAAAATTCTGACGAATAGTAAGGATACATATCTGCAAACAAATAAGCTGCGATGGCAGCGTAAGCTGTATGCCCCGATGGATATGCGGGTGTATGATGTGTGCCAGTTTCAATAACTTTTATATCAAAACCCATAATATCACCCAACTGTTTTGGTCGAGGTCTATTAAATTTATCCTTTAAGTTTTTTATTATAGGTTCTAAAATAGTATTAGCTTTTTTAAATTCTTTCAAGGGTAATCTTTTGCCCATCTTTTCAAAGATAGGCTTATATAAATCTAGGGGTTCTTTATCAACTAGTTTTACAAGTCCTCTGTTTTCAGGCGTTAGGTTGTTTGTAAGTAGATGTAAATACCCAAGTTCTTTTTTTGTTTCTTCTGAAGTGTTTGCTGGTGGCTCTGGAAGTACGCCTTCCCAGTCAATCGTAATCTTATTAGAAACTTTTAAGGTTTTAGTTTTGCTTTTGTATTTGATGGAGTCTATTGTGTTTACCACTGACTTGTCTAGTTCTGACAGATCCATTATACTAAACCTTCTATTATTTTACCGTTGTTTGCAATTTTCATGGGTCGTCCATTTTTTGCAGTGTAGCTTTTTTCTGTGCTAATTCCAAGAGACTTACAAATTGTCATCATTAAATCTTCTGACGAGTATACTAGATCGCTAGTTATTTCTTTTCCATCGTCGCTTGTTGAGCCAATCGCTTGACCACCTTTAATCAATCCACCAGAAACAAATGCAGACCAGCACCTTGCCCAGTGGTCACGACCAGCGTTTTGATTAATCTTTGGAGTTCTACCAAATTCTCCCATCATAACTATAGCAGTGTTGTCCCACATGTCAAGGCGTTTTAGATCTAGCATGAGAGTAGAAACCACCTTGTCAAGTTCTGGAAGTTTAGTTGATAGCGTTTCGTGCGTGTTTTGGTGTAAGTCCCAACCGCCAAAGCCAAGCTCTACAAATGGCACACCTGTTTGCAACAATCTTCTCGCCATCAAAGCGCCCTTACCAAACCCTGTTTCACCGTAAGCGTCAATTACATTCTTAGGTTCGTCTGTTGGTTTTAGCGCTTTCATCTGCGGGCTTGTATTAAGTCTAAATGTTTGCTGTAGCATTTTCATATGACTTTTTGCCATATCGCTATTGCTTCTTTTTACAAAACCTGTTTCTATAGCAGCAAGAGCTTGCATCCTTTCTGCATCTACAGAATCGCCAAGGTTTCTAACTTGACCGTTTGAACTTACAACAAAAGGGTTCCAAGCAGAACCCAGAAACCCGCCACCAATACTTCCTGTACTAATTGAAAAGAATGGCGGTATTTCTAGGTAATCTCTTCCTTGAGATAGTTCGTAAGATATAACGGAACCCATTGATGGGTGACTCATATTTGGATTTGGCTTGAAGCCTGTGTGCATATAGTAGCGACCTCGCATGTGGTCTGCTTCTCTTGTTGCCATATTTCTAACAATAGAAAAATCTTTTCCCTGTTTTGCAAGTTCTGGCATAAGTTCATTGATTTGGAAGTCGCCAGTTGTACTGGTAGGTCTTGTTGGACCGCCAGTAGGAGCGCCAAACTTTACATCCCACATGTCAATAGTTGGAGGACCGCCATTAAGCCAAATAAGGATTGCGCCTTTTTCATTCTTCGCTAAGTCTTTACGGCTGTCAATTATCTTTTGACCGAATACACTTGATGCTGCCGACACGGAGACTAGTCCACCAGTATGTTGTATAAAGCTTCTTCTATTAATCATGCTATAATGTCCTCAATTACTTTACCAAAATCTACAATTTCAATAGGTCTATCTCCGGGAGCCATTAGTTCTTTATCGGCATTTATTCCCATTTGATGATAGATAGTTGTCGCCCAGTGTGGAATAGAAACTGGATTATCTTCTGGCTCTGTGCCAGTGGCATCAGTTCTACCGTAAGTCATGCCACCTTTAATTCCACCCCCAGCAAGGATAGAACTAAACACCTTGGGATAGTGGTCGCGTCCAGCGTCTTTATTTATTTTAGGAGTTCTACCAAACTCCGACACTACACAAACCAAGGTAGATTCCAAAAGTCCTCTTTCGGTCAAATCTTGAATTAATGCAGCAAACGCTTGGTCGAATGGCGGAACTTGAGAATCTATACCACCAAAGATATTTTGGTGCATGTCCCAACTGCCGTAGGTCATGGATACAAATCTAGCACCCGCCTCAACTAATCTTCTGGACATAAGCATCCTTGCGCCAGCAGTGTTGCGTCCATACCTATCGCGTACTTCTGGTTTTTCTTTTTCTATGTCAAAAGCGTCTTGGGCTTTTTGATCTCCAACAAGATCATAAGCTTTCTCATAAAAAGTATTCATAGCTTTTACAGCATCAGAGTTTACCTTTTCTGTCATATTCTTATTTACAATTTCCAACAGTTTTTTACGTTTTGCAAACTGTTCGTCGGTAACATTGAAAGACAAGTCTCTAACCTTGAATTTATCAGAAGCAGGATCAGAACCCAAAGAAAACGGAGCGTATGCGTTACTTAAA